ACCCTGACCCTTGCCGTTGAAAAAACCCAGTCTGTTGTGGCTGCCGAAGCACCCCGTGCTGTTGCCGCCAATAACAAACGAATCATTGGATTGATTAAGCAATTTGCCAAGGACCTTATTGATGCTATCAATGAAGGAACTGAAGCCGAAGAGGAAGAAAAGCCGGTACGCAAACCTGCTGTGAAGAAAGCAGAAGAAAAACCGGCCAAGCCTGCCAAAGAAAAACCGGCCAAGCCTGCCAAAGAAGAGAAGCCTGCTAAGCCTGCTAAAGAGCCCGAACCTGAAGATGAGGAAGACGAGGAAGAAGGTGAGAGTGTCTGGGACTTGCTTGATGAAGTATCAGACGAAGAAATTGAAGAGTCTGAATACAACAAGCTTTCTGAAGCTAAGCTGAAGAAAGAGTTGAAAGAACGAGGTATTGACGATATTCCTGATGATGCTGAGAAACCTGATTTAGTCGCCGCCTTGATTCTTATCGACGAAGATGAAGAAGGTGAGGAAGAATAATAACAGTTGGGCGAGTGTAACAGCTCGCCCATTTAGTAGGAAGCATATATGAAAGCATATCTTGTATCAAGCAATGGCGAGTATACAATCGCCTCCACCCAGGCAATTGCGAAGTCTGTTAAGCATACTCTTGTTGCTAAGGGTGCTAAGAAAGATGAAGTGTCTATTGCACAGCTGGATATTCCTGTGCCCAAGCCTGCATTTATTGAGTGGCTGAACGACTTAATCGCCTCACTGCTTAGTGGTGAAGAAGCTGGCAGCCCTGTGCAGAGTGCCCCGTGGGAAGACGACGATGAACCTAAAACAAGCAAGACAGCTGCTAAACCTAAGCGACTCAGCAAACGTCGCAGAGGTTAAGAGAGCTTACCATGCTGCTGCGAAACTAAGCCACCCGGACCGTGGTGGCTTAGCTGCCGAGTTCGCAGAGATTACACAAGCCTACAAGATAGCCCTCGCCCATTGCGGCGAAGAGAGCTGCCCCCATTGTGGTGGCAGGGGCTTTATAGAGGTTACTGTGGGTTGGGAAACTTTCAAGAAGAGGTGTAAACATTGTGGTAATAAAACCAAATCTCGCCGCGACGATTAAAGGTGAGGAAGATATAAAAACTTGGCCCGTATATGTGTCCCCTAAACTGGACGGTGTGCGGGCTTTAATAGTAAATGGTGTTGCCCAAAGCAGAAGTGGGAAGCCAATACCGAATAGCGATATTCAACAGTTGTTCGCCGATGGTAAGCTTGATGGTCTGGATGGCGAGCTAGTATGTGGTCTTCCATACGAAGAGGGTTGCTACAATCATACTACCTCACAAGTCATGAGTGTCCAGGGTGGCAGCGCGGGCTTGGTCTATTATGTGTTCGATTGCTGGGATGACCAGCACATTACCTGGGATGAGCGGCTTAGTGGCTTAGAGGCTGAGCAGCAGGACTTCCCCCCATTCGTCAAACTACTACCCCAGAAGCTGGCTCATAGCTGGGAAGAGGTTCTTCAGTGGGAAGAGCACTGGTTAGCCCAAGGCTATGAGGGTTTAATGCTACGAGGGCTGAATTGCATGTATAAGCATGGGCGAAGCACGATTAAAGAGGGTGGCTTGTTGAAGCTGAAACGCTTTGAAGATGCTGAAGCCACAGTGATTGAGGTCCTCCCGCTAATGGAGAACCATAATGCTGCAGAGATTGGTGAGCTTGGCCAGACGAAGCGAAGTAAAAAGAAAGCTGGGCTCCTGGCCACTCGGCAGCTTGGCAGCTTAGTGGTACAGGACAAAGAAGGTCGGCAGTTTAATATTGGCAGTGGCTTCACCCGGCAGGCTCGCGTTACTTACTGGAAGAATCGTCACAGCTTAGTGGGTCTAGTAGTGAAGTATAAATTCCAGCCCACTGGGACCAAGGACCTCCCCCGCTTCCCGGTATTTTTAGGGTTTAGGAGTAAGATTGACTTATAATTTTTTCTGTAAACCGCTATTTACAGCGGAGCGGAAACCTGCTATAATAGCCTCGTAGACAAGCAAGAGGATACAAATGGCAATACGTAGAAATAGCAAAAAACTGGGTGCCCTGGCGGACGAGTTGTACGAAACTCGGGAAGCTCGGCTGGCACTGCAGAAACAAATAGATGCACTGGCGGCGCGGGAGAAAGAGATTAAGGACTACTTAATTGATACTCTTCCGAAGAGTGACGCCAGTGGTATCAGCGGAGTGAAAGCCCGTGTAACAATAGTAGTTAAGGAGCAGCCCACAGTAACAGATAAGCAAGCATTTTGGGATTATATTAATGACCATGAGGCTTATGAGCTGGCCCAGGTTCTTCGCCCATCAGCTCCCGCCATTAAAGAGCGGTGGGAGAATGGGGAAGAGATTCCGGGTATTGACAAGTTCAATGCTGTAACCGTTTCAATCAATAAGGTGTAAAGACAATGGCTCGCGTAATAAAAGATTCTTCTGAACAGGAAACAGAAAACAATCTAACATTAGTAGACTTCATTATCCTCTCTAAAGAAGGTCCGGAAGATGATGCTGAGGTGCTGGAAGAAGCACGAAAATCAATTCTCAGAGCCTCTACAGAGTTAAAAGACTTCATTGCAAAAGTAGCTACAGTAAATGCTTTTATAGTTATTGCTGTGGGCGAAACTGAAAAAGATGCAGAAGGCCATTCTCGCAATGCAGTGCTACAAGCTAGCTTTGGTACAGATTTGTCTATCCATACCTTGTTACGATACTTGGTAAAACGTAATAGTGAAACTAGTGAAATTCCTATTACTGAACTGGAGAGCAGATATAATTTTCTTGAAGCTAAAATTAAGGAAGCAATAGTGGAGCTAGAAAATGGCAATTAAAAGAAGAAAGCTGGGTAGCAAGAAAACTGGGACCGCTGTGGTCCCATGGGATGAGGAGCTTGCTAAGTTTGCTGCTGAGGAAGCAGCCCAAGAGAAACCTGCAGGTGGTAAGTTCTTCTCCACTGCTGGCGGGCAGCTCTCCATTGAGGGCAACGCGGTTAAGAATAACGAGCTGGTATGTGTCATAGTGGACCATGCCTACGACTACACATACTATGAAGGTCGCTATGACCCCGACAATCCCACCCCGCCGAAGTGCTTTGCCCTGGGTCATGATGAGAAGGATATGGCGCCCCACGAGAGTGTTGTAGAACTGGGGCAGGAAGAGAATGACCAGTGTAAGGGTTGCCCTATGAATGAGTGGGGTAGTGCTGAAACCGGCAAAGGTAAGGCTTGCCAGAATCGTCGCCGCTTAGCTTTACTGCCCTGTGGCAGTATTGACAAGCATGATAATCTGGAATTGATTGAGGATTTGTCACATTATCGCAAGGGAGAAGTTGGTTATCTTCGCATCCCAGTTACTTCGTTGAAGAACTATTCCAGCTATATTCGTGAGCTGGCAGCAACTGAGAAACGACCAGCATTTGCTATGGTAACACGCATTTTCATTGAGGCCGACCGCAAGACACAGTTCAAGATTTGTTTTGAGGCAATTGACAAGCTGCCTAATGAAATTGTGGAAGTTATATATAAGGAGCGTCGCCCAGTTATCCACGACGAGATTCTCTTCCCGTATAACCTTGAGTTCGAAAAGGAAGAAAAGGAAGAGAAGCCGGCACGTAAACGGTTACGTAAATATTAAGGTGGCAGGATGGTATATGGAATATCAAGAGAGTGGGTAGAGCTTAATGAGAAGCTCCTCTCCACAGAGGACTTAGCATATTGCCAGCAACTCATAGAAGAGGAGCGGCAATATAAGAATCGTAAAACTTATCTTCGTCGAATACAGAGCCGGGTTAACCGGCTCCAAGCTCGGCAGGCTTTGGAGAAACTTGATGCTAAAACCAACAACAATTGACTTTGAAACTATGGGTATTGAAGGCCGCCCCAACTACCCTCCCATACCGGTGGGGGTGAGTATTAAGAAGTGGGGGCGGCCTTCTAAATATTATGCCTTCGGCCATCGCTGCGAGAATAACTGTAGCTGGGGCGAAGTAAAGGATTTGCTAGAGGAAGCATATGAGAACTTAGATGGCATCCTGTTTCAGAATGCCAAGTTCGACTTAGACGTGGCAGAGGTGCATCTTGGTATCAAGATTCCGGAGTGGCAACGTGTCCATGATACTATGCTGCTGCTTTTCTTAGATGACCCCAACCAGCTTGAGCTTTCATTGAAACCTGCAGCCAAGCGGCTTCTCGGCTGGGAGCCTGAAGAGCAGGATGCTATTGCAGATTGGCTTATTAAAAATCCCCCTGCCAAAGGTGTCAAGGTAAGCAAAGGCGGCAAGTATCCCTTCGGTGCTTATATCGCCTATGCTCCGGGCGGCTTAGTGGGCAAGTATGCTAATGGCGACGTCGACAGAACCGAGGCTATCTTCAAACTGCTCTATCCAAGAATAGTTGAGCGGGGGATGCTTAATGCTTATAACCGTGAGCGACAATTGCTCCCCATCCTGTTAGAGATGGAAAGGCAGGGGTTACCTGTGGACCTGCCACGACTAAGAGAAGACTTGGCTATGTACAAGGAGACGCAGGCTACTGTTGACCAGTGGGTGCGTGACCGGCTGGGAGCAGACGAGGAATTGAACCTTGATTCGGGTGAGCAACTTTTCAATGCGATGCTCATAGCCGATGTCGTTGACCGGGATAAAGCACTTCTCACCCCCACTGGCAAGTACCAGACGAATAAAGATGCACTGCTGTTAGCTGTAACCGACGAGACACTTCTGGCTATGCTGCAGTATCGCTCCCAACTAAAAACCTGTGTGAGTACTTTCATGGAACCGTGGCACCAAGTGGCTGAGCAGTCTGGCGGTTTGATTTATACCACATGGAACCAGGTGAAGGCGCCGCGTGGCGCTGGGAATGCTATCGGTACGCGGACGGGCAGACTTTCTTCCACGCCCAACTTCCAGAATATCCCGAAAAGTTTCAAGTCTCACTTCAAAACCAAGGATACTCCAGACAAGCCGGCTGCCCCCATTGAGTTGCCTGCCCTGCCAAAGATTCGTAGTTACGTAGTGGCTTTCCCGGGTGAGGTGCTAGTGGACCGAGACTTCTCCCAGCAAGAGGTGAGAATCCTCGCTCACTATGACGGGGGTGTGCTGCTGGAAATTTATCAGAGCAATCCATGGGTTGACTTCCATACAAGTACACAGGAAACTTTGGCAGACCGTGGTAAAGTTTATGAGCGCAAGTTCGTGAAGACAGTTAACTTCGGCTTGATATACGGCATGGGTAACGGAGCCCTCGCTGCCAGCTTAGGTATCACTGTGGAAGAGGCTGCTAAAATCAAGAAAGATATTCTCACCCTCTACCCAGGAATTAAAGAGTTGTATAAGGATATGAAGGCCTGTGCAAAAACACATACTCCCATCCATACATGGGGTGGGCGAGAGTATTACTGTGAGGAACCTAAGATGGTGAATGGTGCATATCGTGAGTTCGATTATAAGATGGTGAACACCCTTATTCAAGGCTCAGCAGCAGATTGTACCAAAGAAGCCATTATAAGATTCCATGCTGCTAAGCGGCCAAGCTGGCGGATTCTCTTAAATGTGCATGACCAAATCACGGTCTCAGTCCCACCGGAGGATATGGAGGAAGCCATGGAAGTATTACGTACCGCTATGGAAAGCATTGAGTTTGATGTTGAGATGTTAAGCGAGGGCTCGGTCTCTACTACTAACTGGGCAGAGCTAATTAAATATGACGAGAAAGGAAAGGTAATTTATGAAGCCGCTTGATTTTAAGCTTAACTTGGACCGACCGGAAGTACAACGCTTCTTCCACTATTTGAAAATACGTAATGCAGTATGGCGGCAGCGGATGGATAAGCAGCCTATAAATTATGAGGGCGACAACATCCTTGCTACGTACAAGTTCATGAACATCTGGCGGGAGCTGGATACCTTCTCCCAGTGGGAGAGGAACAGGATTCAGGGCAAGGTACTCTCATATGCTGTGTGGGTTATCCTTATTGGCCGGATGGTGCTAAACCCGATTACTGCAGAGTTCTTAGAACAAGCTGATGACAATATTACTGCAGAGCAGCTTTGTGACTTTTTGAAAAGTAACTTCACCTGCCCAGAAGAGGCAGTGGGCGATGCCATTGAAAGGTGGGGTCTGCAGAACTGGGGCACACTCGCAGGTGGCTTGGTACGTTACCGTCGTAGACTCAATGCCTCTAAGCTGGATATGCTTTGCACTGCTATTGAATATAAGACTCGCACCCCCAATCAGCTAATGGAGCTGATTCATAAATTGTTTAATATATCTATATTTGATGCTTACGAGATTGTTACCTCCTTCACTTACTTGGGGCGGAAGGAAATTACAGAGGACAATATCTACCACATGGGCCATGGTGCTCGGCCAGCACTGGCTATGCTGCTCGGCCACCAAGTCCCCACGGAGTACGAGTACTTGGCGCTTAGCAGCTTGGCACGTGAAGCTAAGTGGCACTTGGAGCAGGGCGCTATCGATGATTGGGAGTGGATACCACAAAGCATGCAGGGCAACGTTATGGCTAGCGAGCCGCATAAGTGGACACTCCGCACTATGGAGGACGCACTATGTGAGTTTCGCAAGTATGAGAATATTTATCGTGGTGGCCCAGGTCGCCGTCTTTATAAAGGAACAAATCAATGAGTAATATATTCACAGCCCCCATAGGCCAGCTCCGTTATATTTTAGTGACGGATAATGACCTTGAAAAAATAGCTGCAGCCATGGACGAAATAGATATGGGACCACGCTATGCGGAAGACGTACTTAAGCAGTGGGGTGATAGTGTTGCGCGCACCCATATCTGGGAGAATAACGAGTGGGTAAATATCGTAGTTCGCTACGACCACCAGCGGGAGGGTAATATCCTGCAGAAGCATGCGGTCCTTGTCCATGAGGCAATGCACATTGTCCAGGAAATCTTCCGCCATGTGGGGGAGGAAGCACCAGGCGATGAGGTCCAGGCTTACTTCCTGCAAGAGGTTTGTTATAACTTGTTTGTAGAATTCCAGGAGCAGACTAGTGGCAAATAAAGTAACATCGTGGTCATACTCTCGCTATGCTGCCTACAAGCAGTGCCCATTAAAATTCTATCTTGCTAACATCGCCAAGATAGCAGAGCCACCTAATCAGGCAATGGAGAGGGGCAGTGAGATACATAAACTGGCAGAGGACTACATTAATGGCAAGCTGGCCAAGATGCCTCCGGAGTTAGGCAAGTTTGCGAAGATGTTTCGCCAGTTGAAGAAGGTACGCAAGAAAGTATCTTCCGGCATGGCAGTAGAGGACACGTGGGCATTCACCAAAGACTGGACTGAAACCCAGTGGAATGACTGGACCCGATGCTGGGTGCGTATTAAACTGGACTGTGCCGTCTATGAGAATGAGGACACACTCATAATCAATGACTGGAAGACGGGTAAATTCCGCCCCCAGCAGAATGCGGATTATGTGGAGCAGCTTGAACTCTATGCTCTGGGTGCCCTTCTTCTCTATGAGGATATTGAGATAGTGAAGCCACGACTGGTTTACCTTGATGAGGGTACTGTATTCCCGGCCCCCGGCAGCCTGGAGGAGAAGTCTCTTACATTCCGGCGAAGTGATACTAACCGGCTCAAAAAGTTATGGGAGGGGCGAGTGAAGCCGATGTTCTTAGATGAGTCATTTGCGCCACGCCCCAATAACCTGTGCCGCTGGTGTTTCTATCGTAAAGATAATGCCGCCAATGGCGGCGGACAATGTGAGTACTGATTATGGTTGACGAAGTAGATAAGACAGTGGAAGAAATGGAAATAGCCGAGGCGGCCAAGCTGCGTAGTATCCAAGCAGCTGCGAAGGCTATACCGGCCGGACAACCTGGCTGCTGTGAGTTCTGTGGGGAGTACTTCTCACGATTAGTGAATGGGGTGTGTGCAAGATGCCGCGACAAGCGTGGGCTACCTTAGAGCGGGATATAGAGAGGAAGGCTTGCCATGAGGCAGCTAAGTGGCTGGGTGTCGATAGCATTAAGTTGGATGTTACTGGGCGGCGTGGCTGCCCAGACAGGCTCTTCCTCCTCCCATTGGGGCAAGTATATTTCATAGAGTTCAAACGCCCGGGTGCCAAGCCGCGTCCAATACAGCAACATGAGATTGAGTGGCTGAGCCGCCTGGGTTTTAATGTAGGAGTTTTTGATAATGTTGAGAAGACGATGCAGGCGCTCATTGAAACAATTGAAAGAATGGGAGCCTCACAATTACCAGAAGGAAGCCGTGAAGTTCTTGATAGAGCGAGGCGGCGCTGGTTTATTCCTTGACCCTGGCCTTGGCAAAACCAGTATCACCCTTGCCGCCATTAAAATAATGAAGGACAAGGGGCTACTGTCTAAGGTGTTGTTACTCGCCCCACTGCGGGTATGCAAGCTGGTGTGGCCGGAAGAAGTTCAGAAGTGGACTAACTTCAATGGGCTGAAGGTGGTAGTCCTCCATGGGACGGACAAAGATAAACTGCTACAGGAGCCGGCAGATATTTACGTTATGAATCCCGAAGGACTTGAGTGGCTGGCGAAGCCAGTAAAAGTCAAGACACGTAACGGCAAGACGAATGTAACTGTAGACGTTAATAGGTGGAAGCAGTTCGGCTTTGACACGCTGGTTATCGATGAGCTCAGTAAGTTCAAGAATCCACAGTCTGTTCGTTTCAAGATACTCAAAACTGTGCTTCATACCTTCGCCCGCAGGTGGGGGTTGACAGGCTCTCCCGCCAGTAACGGGCTGATGGACCTCTTCGGCCAGTGTTATTGTCTTGATATGGGGCGGAGTCTTGGGCAGTATATTACCCACTACCGCGCCCAGTATTTCAATCAGGGTTTCGACGGTTTCAGCTACGAGATAAAGCCTGGGGCAGAAGAGGCTATCTACAAGAGAATCTCCCCACTAGTTCTACGTATGGGGGAGGAGCTTATTGATATGCCGAAAGCTGTGGAGCGGGATATTGTCGTAGAGCTGCCGCCCAAGGTTATGAAAATCTACAAGCAGCTTGAGGATGACTTCCTTACCAAGGTGGGCGACGGGGTTATTACTGCCCGCTCGGCCGCCACTGCCAGTATCAAGCTAAGGCAGGTAGCTAGTGGGGCTGTGTATAAAGACGAGGACACAGAGGCACTCATAAAACTTAAGAAGCCGGAGCGTGAGTGGTATGACCTTCATGATGCAAAGCTCGAAGCACTACGTGACTTAGTAGAGGAGCTGCAGGGCCAACCGCTTCTGGTCGCCTATGACTTCAAGCATGACCTTGAGAAAATACAGAAGGCCTTCGGCAGGAAGCTGCCCCATATTGGCGGCGGTGTAAGCCCTGCCCAGTCATTAGAAATAGCGGATGCGTGGAATGCAGGACGAATCCCTTTGCTGCTCGGCCACCCGGCCTCTATGGGGCATGGCTTGAACTTGCAAGCTGTGGGCAAGCACGTTTGCTGGTATTCCCCCACTTGGAATTATGAGTTGTATGACCAGTTCAACCGTCGTATTCGCCGGCAAGGTAGCCAAGCAACTCGGGTGTATATCTACCGCATCATCGCAAGAGATACTATTGACAAGATAGTGGCTACAGCACTCAAGTCTAAGCGGCACGGGCAGAATGCTTTATTCGAAGCCCTTAAGGGTTTGCAGAATAATCTGTAAATAGCCGTTTACAAAATACCGGAATCCTGCTATAATAGTCTCGTTAACAAAACAAGAGGACCGATAGATGACACCTGAATATACAGTTGAAGAAGGCGAGAACATCTTCAAGATTATTGCAGACTGGCGAGGGGCAGCTAAGAAAGCCGGCTGGTCCAGAGAAGAGATAGAAACTGTACTGGCCAAAGTAAGATTGGCTGCCTCATACGAAGACGCAATGGATATTATTGCAGAGAATTGCAGTGGATACTGAATACGTGCCCGGTGGGGTAGACGACACCTTCAATTATGAAGTGGTCCCCAGTGGGGAGGGATATGCCCTCCTCCACGATGGTTGTAAACGTGGCGAGATACGGCTTAACGCATATGACAAAGCGATATTACAGTGGTATTCACTGGGGCCGATACCATTAGACCAGGCCAAGGCTTGGCTACGTGGTATTGTTGATTTAATGTTAATGGGCGAGGAGCTCGAAAGTGAAGCTAAGAAGAAAAGTAAACATGCAAAGCATAAAAGCAAAGGGCGTGTGGTTCGGACCAAATAAAGAGATGGTAATTATGCTTACCGGTGGGAAGGGAATACACCTCCCGGCCAATGGCAGTATTTTCATGCACCATTTCGAAGAGGGCGACCTTGCAGACTGGTCCGAGAAACCAGATTACCCAGTGGACAAAGCTATTGATATTTTTGTTGCGTATGGCAAACTCATTGGGGCAGACCCAGAAGCCACGGCTGCTCTGGCAGGTCTTAAGAATATTGACAAAGCATACTTGGCTATGATGAAAGAGAGGTATGAGCAGCCTTATACCCGCCCAGTAAAGAAAGTAACGGACCCAGTAATCGATACTGCCACCACTACTCGGGCCAAAGGTGGCTACAAGAACATGGCCGACTTTGTCAAGCAGCACCTCCGGCAAGGGCTTACTGATGGGGAGGTGCTGGCTGCCATGAGAGAGTTCTATGGGGAGGATGTTAAGGGCAAAGAGTATTACCCTAAATATTATCGGCAAAGGCTAGAAATGCCAGAGCCCAAAGCAGCTAAGCCACGTAGCGGCTTGGTTAAACGTAAACTACGGAGAAAGTAATATGAGTATTCAACAGGTAAAAGACTTCCATGAGAAGTTTGGTCTTCCCACTGGGGAGAGTGATTGTCTTACTGCCAGCCAGGCAGTGGCGGAATTTCGGCTTGCATTTATGCAAGAAGAGTTAGATGAGTTCGAAGAAGCCTCGCTGAACAGTGACCGGGTGAAGATGTTCGATGCCCTTTTGGACCTTGCTTATGTGGTGTACGGCACCGCCCTCTTCATGGGTATCTCCCCCGCCCAATGGGAAGAGGGAATGGCAGCAGTCCAGAAAGCGAACATGTCCAAGGTCCGTGCTACTGATGATAGTTCCAAGCGTGGGACCAGTCTGGACGTGATTAAGCCGGACGGTTGGGTGGGCCCAGAAGAAGAGCTGGCCCAGATTTTGGGAGAAGAATAATGGCACTTGTTATTTTTGAAGGTGTTGATGGGGCAGGTAAAACTACTGCTGCTCGTCGTTATGCCGAGGCTACTGATTCCCATTATGTAGCTTTCAAAGAGTACCCTCAATTAGGTGCTGGCTATAGTCGCATGTATCTTGAGGCAATGCTTCCTGCCATTATTGGGCATATTGATATTGTCTTTGACCGTAGCTGGCTTAGTGAGTGGCCTTATGCTGATGCCTATCGCAATGGACAACGTCGCCTTACATTGCATGCCCAGCGTGTTCTTGAGCGGGTAGCATTACGCTGTGGGGTTTGTGTTGTATTATGCAACCCCGGGCTTGACGCCGTGGAGGAGTCTTATAAACGACGGCAGCAGGATGAGATTCTTAAGAACATGGACCAAGTACGACAGGTGTATAATGCTTACTTCTACCCACATACAGCACTTCCCATTGTCGGCTATGACTATACGCTCTACTCGCAAGAGGAGGGGGATATTCATCTTCTCTCTAGTATTATGAAGTCACGTACACAACCGATAAAAGCTCAAGTACCGGTTGTAGGTACTCAGCGAGCAGCGCTAATAGTGGCCGGGAAATATCACCACCCAGTGGCCGAGTGTAATCTCTACACCCCCATTCCGTTTACAGACTTCAACGAGGCAGGGCAGCTTAGCCGCTTAACCTCATTGCTAGAAGAAACCCATGTGGGTGAGCATAAAATCATGTGGGTAGACACTAGCTGGGAGCATTCACTTGAGCTGCTTGGTGAGTACCCGAAATCTTTTGTATTGGCCCTAGACGAAGATGCCACTAGACTGGCACTGCAGACTCGCCCACGAGAGAATGTTGCAGACTTATATAATGTGTTTTCACGTACAGAATATAACAATGCCAAGCATTTACTTCGTCGTGTAGCAAATACTTCTTTCGGAGACTTATATGGAAAATAAATTCTGGACTTCTGATTGGGTTTACCTACTGGACGCCCTTATTAAGCATGGGGAGATTGCCTCCCCCCATGGAGTGGAAACACGTGAGTTCTTGGGTATATCTGTCCAGGCTGATATGAAATACCCTGTGCTGATGGAAGCAGGGCGTAAGTTAAGCTATCCTTTCATGGCAGCAGAGGCATACTGGATTCTCACTGGTGATAGTCTGGTGGATAACATCGCCCCATATAATAAGAACATAGCACAGTTCAGTGATAATGGCTTTACTTTCTTCGGTGCCTATGGGCCTAAGATTGTTTCACAGGTTGACTACGTAGTGGCTAAGCTGCTCGGCGACCCGGATTCTCGGCAGGCAGTGCTCACCATATGGCGGGAGAATCCTCCTCCCACTAAAGACGTACCTTGTACTGTGGCAATGTCCTTTCTGATTCGTGGTGGGCAGCTTCACTGCCATACCTTCATGCGGAGTAGCGATATATGGTTGGGCCTACCCTATGATGTTTTCAACTTCTCAATGGTAGCAGCTTATGTTTGTGCAGCCCTTAACGAGCAGCAGGAGGAGAAGCTAACTCTCGGTAGGCTGAAGGTTACTGCGGCCAGTATGCACCTCTACACTACTAACCTCGCTGCAGCTACTAAGCTGCTTAGCAGCCTAGAGCCGGGCAAAAGTTACGAATGCCCGGAGTTACCACCACAGCTATACAATAACCGGAGGGTGCTGCTTGAGTACCTGCGCAACCTGCGTGACAGCAAGCCGGGTAGTATACTGCGCTGGTGGGAGAAGTAACATGCGTCCCAGTCGGGAAGAGTGGGCGATGCAGCTGGCGGTTATCACAGCCCAGCGGGCTACGTGCTGCCGCCGCCAAGTAGGCTGTGTTCTACTCAACCAGCGCGGGCACGTAATGGCAACAGGCTATAACGGGGTTGCCAGTAAGCAGCCCCACTGTAACGACTGTGTGGAAGGGGAGTACCCCCACGCATGCCAAGGTGCTTGGCTGCCGAGTGGCGTAGGACTTGACTCTTGCCAAGCAATTCACGCAGAACAGAACGCCTTGCTGCAATGCAGCAATGTGTATGAGATACGTAGCTGCTTCGTTACTTTGTCGCCTTGTGTAACCTGTTGTAAGCTGTTGCTAAACACCTCTTGCCAAGAGATATACTTCCTAGAAGAGTACATAGACACTTCTGCCCGCCATCTGTGGGAAGCTGCAGGGCGGGTATGGACTAAACTGGAGATACAAAATGAGTTGGCAATATCAGCCCTCAAACGATACATGGCAGGCGAGCCTACTACCCACGGAGTCTGGAGAAACGATAACCCGGGAAATCACATATCAGACGCCCATTAAGTCTGCCCCGCCCACGGGGTATACAGTTTGGATTACTGATATAGGTTTATTACAAATGGCTACTTGTGAGCGTTGGCAGGGTAGCATAATACAGAAACAGTTCTTGCAACGTGGGTTGGTGCACGCCACCCAAGAAGCAGCGCTGAATCATGCGAAAGCTTTAATTGGAGAGTGTAATGACAAATGAAGACACCAGGGCAGAGGACCATAAGAAGGCTTGTTTATGAGTAAAGCACATGATATAGCTAAGCACTATGCCGAAGAGCTAGAGTCCACGAATAGTAAAGCTATGGCTGTAAACTATGCCTGCAGGTTGGCTTCCCAACTGAGTGGGAGCTATCACCAAGAAGGCACCTATAGCTTTGACGATGGGAGTATGGTTTCAATTAAACTAGAAGGGGTATTAGTATGGGAAAAGAACGCCAAAGCCAAATTCATGTAGTCACTGCATACTTTGATATTGGGTGGCACGGCCGCCCAGGTACTGTGCAGCGAAGTAATGACTGGTACATTACCAACTTCGCTAAGCTGGCTCAGCTGCAAAACCCGATGTCAATTTTTACCCAAGACAATTTCCGCCAACAAGTGGAGGAGATACGTGGGCAAGGCAAAGACACATGGCTATTTAGCTATGATGATACCAGTCTAGACCTCGCGCAGAATATTGGTATGCTTCAGGACCGGCCACGACAAGACAACCTGCCACTTAAGTATATCTTCCTCCAGTGGTGCAAGCCGGCTTTTGTAGTACTGGCCCAGAAGCACCAAGCCGCCAAGCCGCCAAGTCACTATGCTTGGGTAGACTTTGCCGGACTGCGCCACTATGCTGTTATGCCACAGACACCTCTTGTCCCCCGGAAATGGGAGTATGACTTTAGCCAAGAAACTATTACACTGTTCTCCACGTACGATACTAAGCGTAAAGAAGACAGGATTTGCAGGAGTGCCTGGGTGATACCTAGCCACTTGGTCGCGTGGCTGGCAGAGGATTTCATCAAAGCAGCAATGCAGCTGGCTTCGAAAGAAGGCTTTTACGACGACGAGTATGTGTTTGCCCAGTTGGTGAGAGAGCACTCCGACAAGTTCACTGTCCTCACATTGGGGAAGGATAATTTCTTCGGAGCCCTTTCTGCATACAATAAATGGGAGGATAAATAATGTTCCTCCATATGGTAGCCTGGGCTTCACTGATATGGTTTCCCAGTGTCTGTTTCTTACTTACAAAAAGAGGGCCCGGTGAGAAGGGCCCTGAAGCTGCAGTATTAATTACGGTGGCTTACTTCGGTCTGGTGATTGGAGGGGCGATTATCCATGGCTCACAACCTCCGTGTCCCAGCTGTGAGGTTTTAGCTGAACCTGAAAGAAGCCAACTTTTGTGTCGCCTTCAAATAGGTCTACCAGATAACGGCCAGGGGCTAAATTGTAAAGCAGTGAATCCCACTCAAAAATAATCTCGGTACCCCGCAACGTAGCGGGGTATTCTAACAGGTGGGTGATAGTGCCCGCCTTTCTTATTCTCCCAATGAGCTGGTCTGGCCAGCCCTGCTTTCTGCATACCCCATAGAAGGCAATGCGGGTTTCTTTAATAGACTCGTCTATTATTACCGGTGCTTTCATTTCTTTCTCCCAGTTTGTTCTTCATAAAGTTTAACCATGTTAGCCTGCAGCACTTGCATGGCGTCGTTGAGTTGCCGCTCGGCCGCTTGGCGCTCGGCCCCGTGGAGCCCCTCACGTACTTGCTTGCGGTACTTACGCAGCTCACGCAGCTGGGCTTCAACAGCATCGAACTGCTTCTTATAGCCGTAGCTTCTCATATAAGCATCTGGACTCTTGCCCCGCTTGTTGGCATCCATCAGCCGGTTGTATTCATCTTCCACCGCCATACGATACTCAAAATACTTCTCACGAGTAATGGAGGGGGAGGACTGCGTGAGGCCGCTTAGCATCGGGATATTCCTCCACCAAGAAGTAGTAGGCGGCTCACCTGCCCCAGTCTTGTCCATGAAGAACTCCGTGCTGGAAACCACGTCGCGGCCCAGTCCGCCGAAGGCTGTCTCTACCCAGTAGGCAATACTCTCGGGTGCTACGTCGTAACCTGTGCCGTCGTAGAGTTTCTCCGCAAGACTCTTATAGAGGTCCGGCGTTGCAGCAAAGCCAGTGTTATAATCCAGCTCGCCCTCAGACCGGAAGGTGCCGGGATTATATATCGGCTGCCCTCTCCAGTTTTTGTTGGAGCTGTACTGCAACACCGGTTTAAGCACCTGCGGTAGGAAGGTGTTGCCCAGCCACGTGACAGGGTCTTCTTTAATGTTAACATCGCTCGGCTGTATGGGGGAGAGAGAACCTATCATGGCGTGGTTAACGAGGTTGGAAACCAAGTCGCTCGGCTCGTCAGTGCCGTTGAAGTACCTCCGCCATGAGAGCGCGATGGTGTTAGCAATACGCCCCAGCCCGAAGCCCAGCGGGATGCGGATACCCTCACCACGCATTACACCGTCGTCCGACACTACTGGCACTATGGCATAGCGGGAGGCGATACCCATGGGGTACTTGTCTACCCATGCTTGGCCGTCATCGTCGTCTCCAGTGGCTGCTGCCAGTGCTGCCCACATGGTATAGGAGATACCGACAAGGGCGGCCAGGAGTACCTGCCCCTCTTTGTGGGAGAGTGTCTTGAGTATGCGGCGCATATCGAAGAGGCTGGTGGTGAAGAACGGGTAGAAAGCATTGATGCCACGTGCTATATCGCCCTTGGTTTCGAAGTTCATAATGTCCTTCACGTAGTGGGCAGCAGTCTCTTCCTCTACCCCAGACTCAACCAGCGCACGGAAGGCGGATACTCGGGTGGTGAGCTCCATCGTATCATTCGCCTTGTTGAGCAGCTCGGCCAGCCAATTGAGGTTGCCTCTAACATCCAGTGCTTTCTCTATGGGGTTAGCTGCTTGCCGCCATGCGTCACTAGCGAGGTTGATTAAAGTATTGCGGCCGAGGAATGAAGCGTAGGTAGTTACACCGCCCAGAGCCTCATAGCGCTTATACCACTGCTCAAAGCCTCTAGTCTTGCCTAAGGTACCAGTCCACATAGTATTGTAACTGGCAGCGAGCAAAGCCAGCTTCAGCCGCCCAGCCACATTGCCCACAGCCTCCAAGTAGCCACGTGACCCAGTGGCTGTGGTCATACCTCCCACTGGTGCGTCTGCAAGAATGTACTGCCATTGCTGGAGGGAGTCCATCATCTTGTTACGAAGTATGAAAGACGGGTTATAGCGGGTGTACATACTGCCCATGAAGCGGGTCACCCATGCCACCCCGTGCCAAGCAGCTGCACCTGGTTGGGCGAGCGGATTGCCCTCATACGGGAAGAGAGAGCGGTTGAAGTTCTTCACAGCGTTAAGTGCCAGCTCGTTTCCAATAGTCATAACGTGGACGTCATTACCATTCTGCCATATGACCTGGTTATCCGCAGTGGCTTGGTTTCTCCATGTCTGCTGGCCCGCCTGGTTCACAGTGGCTTGGTTGCCGAGCTGGTGTTGCGATGTGGTAGCATCGAATGCCGCTGCCCCCTCCGGTGTTTGTAAGAACTCCCATAGCCGCTGCTTGGGCTCCTGCGCCCTCACCCGCCGTACAGTAGACTCCAGCTGGGTGAAGATATTCTCAAAGAGGTTATGTGCCTCTGTGCCATGGCGGCCTTCTGCGTTGTGGGTGCGGTTGGCAAGGGTATCACGGGCAAGTGCTCCCCCACCAGTACGGGAGCGGAAAGAGTCGTCTATATTGTGGGACACCGCAGGGTCTTCTATCTCCGGCTTACCGTAGAGCGGGATATACCACTTGTAGTTGGGGCGAGCTGCCTCCATCTCGGGGGTAAGTAGCCCGGCGGCCCGGAGTCTATCCTCACTGTACTTCAGCATGGGCTTGATATGGGTGTTGTAAATGTTCTCGTAGATAGTGAGTAGCTCACCACCGCCACGTGCCTGGTCCATGAAGAACTGCTTGACCTCGGCAATCTCTGGCAGTGTGCGACCGGAGCCGGCAAGGTCCGCCCCGCCTGTACGGAGAGCTATCTCCATATTACGCTCCTCACCATGGTAGACGTACTTGCCTATCTTGTCAAGGTGCTCCATGAAGAGTTTCATCGCTTTAGACTTGCGCATGCCTTTGTACATGGGGATTGTTGCTCGCACACGGTTAAGCTGCTCAGCCAGCTCGGCAGACAGGGCCTCTTGCATGGGGCGAATATCATTCATCAAGTCCGCTTGCACTTGGGCGTTGTATGCCTTCCACCCATTGCGCATGGCAAGTGCAAGGTCGTTGCCTGGTAGCTTCTTCACTATGCGCTCAAGCTCACCCTGCTTATCTGCCCACAAGTCTTTAACCCGGTCCGAGGTAATAACCTGCCACAGGCGTTTTGCCCTGCTGCCAATGCCTGGCAGGTCCTCCCGCAGCTCCCATGGGGAGACGGAGTAGGCGGTGGCCAATGCAGCTTGAAGAGGTGTGGTGGAGTAGGCATAGCGTGGGTTGGCCATCTCTACCCGCTCCACTATACTGGGGCTGAAGGTAACCGCGCCGTCATAGGTTTCTACTATGTCCCAGCCGTTAGGCTGCATCACTTCTTCGTTGAAATAGCGTAGCAGCTGGCGGTCGGCAATGTCCCAGAATTTTGCGCTGTCTACTATGTCATCTGGGTTAGCTTCGTCTAGTAGGTTTTCTATCCAGTTCGGCTCATTGGTGTAGCCTAATTCTTTGAACAAGTGCTCATTATTTTCCAGCCATTCACGCATGGCAGCGCGAAATTCTTCAGAGCCAGCGTAGACGCGCGTACCAACACCAGATGGGATTTGCCAGAGGTTTTTTCCGTAGTGTTCTATACTGTCAATTTTGTCCGCAAATAACATAACATCATCATCGTTGTATGGCTCGCTACGGTTGTTACGGCGGTAGTAGGTACCGTCTGGCTGCGTGGAGAACATCATGTTATCTTGGCGGGGCGAGAAACTGCCATAGTTATTAACCGCCTTGAATTGGTTGGGGAGCAGGGCAATATAATAGTGCCGCCCATCTGGGAGGGTGTACTGGTAGCCGGGGCTGCCACCGAAAGCACGATGCACGTCCTCAACATTATCAAGGTTGCCCAGCTCGGCAAGAATGTCCGCGTCATTAGTGTTCAACTCAAACAGCTGGTCTACTGCCTGGGATAGTACCGTCTCAAGCTGGTACTTGTTAAGGTCATTGAAGTCCCATAGTATCTCACTGCCATTGCGTACCATCTTGTGGAGCAGGTTGTACACGTCACGACGGCTGAGTTTCTTAGTGTTCTCTCCTAGCAGTCTGCGGATATTCAAGAACCCAGAATAGATATGACCTACCTCGTCGCCCTTAGTGGCGTAGCCCGCTGCGAGCTGTGGGTCATCAGTGAAGTAGAAGCCATGGCCATGGGCCGAGCCTGTACTACCCAGGTGCTTAAAGCTGAAGGTATCGAAGCGGGCCAAGCTGCCGTGGTACACCTTAAGCGGCTCGCCTGTTCTTGGATTCACCACGATACTATGCCGCTTACCATCTTCCCAGTCACCAAACCACTTCTTGAAAGCAGGTGTACGCACTGTCACCCAGTCCTCATACTCTAGTTCTGTCTCCCCCATATCAGAGGCAACAGCCCAGCTTTCCTCCCCGCCATAGAGCTTATTAGTGGCCACCCATTGCTCCATAATCTTCTCCCATGGGGGGAGCAGGTTTTGGTTAATAGCTTCACTGATTTTGCTTTGCAGTTCTGGGGACTGCAAGCTATTCGGGTTAGGTGGCTGGATGGAGAACGAAAGGTTTGGGAAAGCCTTAAGCAGGTTTTGTGTAGCATATTCACTTGCGCTTTTACTAAGCCCATAAAATGCCTCGTCCTCGGGATTAGAATTAACAGCATCAACAGGAATAACTACCAAACCACGTGCAGCTAACTCTTGCATTATGCGGGCTACACTTGGGCTTTCTAGTTCTTCTTTAGTAACCTGCACAGCACTAAAGTCCTCTAACCTTACAAAGTCTGTAATCTTTAGCTCACGGTATTTACTACCATTCATAACTTTTTCTAACCATGTAGCAGCTTTTTTAATTGTCTCGTCTAGCTTAGGTGTTATCTCAAAACTAGGTTTGGGGAGTGATATATCCCAGCCAAGTTCACGGCCCAATGCGCGAACCATCCACTCTACGTATGTTGGGTCTTTGAGAATCTCTCTTACATTGCCACCAGTTATATCTGCAATGTCAAAAGCTATTTCTTTCAATTGACTATTAACAGCAAAAGTATAATCTACTTTTGGTTTTTCAAATGACTCACGACCTTGTTCAAGCTGCTGGCCACTAATTATATCTGCCCTAAAAAACAAAGGAGCTTGCTCAACAATATTACCCTGCTCAACTGCGTGGCTTATCCACTTCTCCATTGTGCCCATACTATCGATGGTCAAGTCTTTAGCAATTTTGTTTAGTTCTTCTGTGGTACCTTCTGGATTTATATACTGTGCTGAGTGCCATGTTGGGGTGTAACTGTCGCCACGATATAGCACATACTCCATACCACGTAGCTTAGCGGGGTCCATTATAAAACCAATAGTTGGATTTACCCAATCAAGCCCACGAAAACTAGACTTGGTAATAGCAATCGACGGAGCCACTAAGCCCCCAGATTGCAACACCAGCTGTAGCTTACTAGCGCTCATAGCGTGGGCTAGAATGAAAGGTGTCTTGCCCTCTTGTGGTGGCGAGGTGAACTCATATCCAGCCACTTCAACTGTGGCGGGCGTATGTGTTACGTGGATAGCCTTGTTTACCTCATCAACAAAAGTATCGGTGTTAGCAAAAGCTAAACTGCGCAGTTCATGCAGTGTATCCCAATCTTCGTGCAGCTGCTTGGCTACAGTATCATTCTGGCCCAGTATATACTCATCAAGTAGCTCAGCCCCACGGCCGCCAAGACTTTCCACCATAGCAGCTTGGTAGAATACGTTGGCATGCTTCGCCATAGGCTCTTGCAGAATATTAAGTTTGTTAATCAACTCAGCCACTGTTTGCGTGCTGGGCGTATGCAGCGGTTCTCCCATAACTGGCAGTGTAGTGAGTAAGCTGTGTACTAAGCCCGCAGGACTATGGTTTTTCCCAGCAGTGTAGTCTAACTGCACAGGTCGTTTAAGCCCCGCTTGTCTAGCCTCTTGTATCCACTTCTCTTTAAGCTTCTCCCATCGCATGTTATAAGCAAGGGACAAAGCAGCTTGGCCCTCCGCAGGTATACCATAGTTCAAAGTTCTTTCTACTTCATGAACAGGTGTATACTGTAAGTAACCAGGTGGCAGGGCTCCGGCTGCTGCCCAGTTCTTAAGCAAGTCTCGTTTCTGCCCCCATGAGAACAGGTCATTCTGCATGGCATAGAGCACAGGTCCCTTAAGCACTTCACTGGGGGGAGCTGCAGCCAGAGCATCCAGGTCCTGAAGTACTGGGCTGCCCTCCCAGTTAATAGACGTAGTATCCCGAGGTGGATAGGCTTGTAGCTCCGCCAGTGTAATGGTACCTGCCACATCTTCCAGTGCGGGCTTAGTGGGGGAGGTATCCTCTTCTGCATCGAAGAACTGGTTTGTAGAGAACAACAGGTCCGGCATTATGGAGGTGGCTTGTCTCACCCCTTCTTTGAGATTATCTATTGCATATATTACCGGGACACCAGACTTCTCAAGTTTGTCAAGAGCCCCGTATTGTTCTTGTGTTGATGGGGCGGTATGTACCACTGCTGCCTTGAAGTTGCTAAGTGGCATAGCCTCTAGTACCTTGCCTTCTAGGTATGGCAGGCGGAAGAGTGTGTTCTCACGTAGTCCTGTTGCATAGGGCTCTATGTCCTTGGCAAGCCATTCTCGCAATCCATCCACTTTCTCAATTAACTCAATATGGAGCATGGACTCATAGGGCACACCCAGTACCTGGTGGGCGAACTCTTTGCTAATAGCCTGTTTCATCTCGGCTACGTCGCTCTCGGCAACTTCATTGAAGATACTAGCGGCAGTATTTGTTATAGCTTCACTATACTCATTGAGGAAAGAATCAACAACGTAGAATACTTCGGCAGTATTCTCACCCAGGGTGCCTACCTTACCCCGGTTTTCTTCTACCTGTTCAGCAGTCATATTGGGGGCGATAAGTGCATCCACTATACTATTGCCAAAGACAGTATTGCCCTGAGCGGCAGCAAGAGCTTCTTTCAACCGGGTTTCTAAGCTGCCGTGGGAGGCAGTAACCTTAGCCGCTATCTGTGAGGCAATTTCTTCTGGAGTACCTCCCGTCATAGATTCTTCAAATGATGGGGTGTAAGCATCCGCCCCGAAGAGAAGTGTGTTCTCTGGGAGGCTGGCTATACTGCCGATAAATGTTACATCCATGCCGCCAAGTGCTACACCATCAAAATTCTCGGGGTTAATAATTGCCACAGACGGAGCATAAAGCTTGCCCCCACTGTTAATTAAATTAACAAACTTATGGTATCCCATAGACTGGGTAATAGTGAGTGGTGTCTTGCCTTTCTCCGGTGGGGAGGTGAACTCCTGCCCCTGGAAAGTGTAGGTCGTTTTCTTTGGGGAAGAAATAGGCAAGGCTGCAGCTTCAAGCACAGACTCTCGGCTGCTGGGCGGCAAAGCAGCCAAGCCACTTGCCGCCTCCACTGCAGCCTCCATGAAACCTTGCATCTGGGCGGCGTAGGTGGGGTGCATCTCCGCCAGCTGGGATACCATGCTGCCAAGCTGGCTTGGCTGCTGCGTCACTATGTAGGCTGCGTTGTACAAGCTCTGTCGCACTGCTTTGGGGAAGGGGGTGAGGTCTAGCTGGGCCACGTAGCTGCTAAGCTGCTCAAGGCTAAGTGGCTTGGCTTCTACTTGGGCAGTTGCGAGGCGGTTTAGTAGTAGGTTATGCAGGGCTGCTTTGCCTACTTTGGGGGCAGTGTACTCTTCAAGGTTTACTGTGGTTTGTGCAGGCTCTACGGAGAAGAGCAGGTTGGGGAAAGTGTTCGTGGCCTGCTTTAGCCCAGTATTAGTAGCATTGTGTATATGCTTCGGATTTACTGCCCATATAAGGGCAACTCCGTCTGCTACCAATTCTGCTAGCTGCTCACTATAATTCTCAGTCCCCGGGCCTTTATGTAATAAAGCTGCAGAGAACTTATTTAGTGGGACAGTATCAAGTACCTTTAGCTCCATGTATTTACCACGCCCCAGTATCTCTTGCTTTGCCTCCTCTATAATGGGGGAGATATTCTCGCGCATGTACTGATAAGCTTTGGGATTTTCTTCCTGTAAAGTGTATAGACCCTCAAGCTTATCACTTCCCATTATGCGCAAAGTTTCAGTGCCAACGCCGGCTAGCGCGCGGCCCCACTCCAAGCCGAACTTTTCTGCCATAATTTTAGTCTCAGCGCGTACTTGGGTTTCGTACTTGTAAAGCAGTTTTTGTAGGTCGTCTAAACTTTTTGTCCCTATAACTTCCCTGGCTTCATCAGTTTGCTTGGCGGTAAGTAGCGGAGAGAGTGCCGTACGCTCAAATATAGATGAGTTTGGGTATTCGGGGCTTTCTTCAGAAAGCAATTCTTCAATATAGTATTCCTCTCTGCCCCCTGGGCTAAATTCAAGCTGCACATCATCTACTAAAGAATTATTAATATCTTCTATTGTGCCAAACGTATATGGTGAAAAAACTGGTGTATACGCGTCCATACTGAAAATATAATTATTTTCTGGTATAGATGCCAAGTCCGCCAGAAAAGCTATTTCCATTTGACCCCAGCCTATACCGTTAAAAGTATCTGCACGGGCCAGCGCAATGGACGGGGCTGCTAACTTGCCTTCATTATGAAGTACTTCCTTTAGTTTCCAAAGAGTCATCTCATGGGAAGCCACCAAGGCCGGCTTTCCTTTTTCTGGCGGAGAGATAAATTCATGCCCACGCCATTCATAGGTAACTGGTTTTCGCGCCCGCAATTTTTGTGCAGCTAACTTTTCTGTGAGGCTTATATAGTCTTCGGCCCCAAGGATTAGTGCTGAACTGCTTATACTGCCGAGGCTTTGCATGAATTGTGTTATTCGGTCTGCATAGGTGGGGTGCTTAGCTACAAGCTTATTTACTGTAGCGTTAACCAGCTCATTAGTAGCTTCTGAAGTACTAATAATCTGCGCTGCCACATAAATACTCTGCTCAACTTCTTTGGGGAACCGCACAGCCCTCAAGGCTTTTATTTCTGCCATAATATCTTCTGGCGTTTTAACTTGTGTTTCACCCCAGCCATAAGTACCTAGTAAAATATTTTGTAGGATAATATTGCGCATTGCTGGCAGTGTAGCAGGGTATGAAGTAGACTCAAGATTATCGTAGAAGTTTTTCAGCTTAGTGTACCTGGCCACCTGTATGCCACGATAATAACCAAAGTATTCTTTAAGATTATCTGGTATAGAAAGCGTGGCAACCTGCTCGTCTGGGAGAGCACGGGCTAATATAGCTAGGTCATTTGCAGCATTGGCAAAGTTGTAGTCATGCTGCCGCCAAGGTTTATAAAAATCCCAAATATGCGTAAACTTATCAAACAGTCTAGCTAATCTGTCATCGGGTAGTTGCTCATTAAATTTAAGACTAGTTGCCAAAATATGTATGTCGTTATCACTCCAGGTTTTAACTAGCACAAAATTATTAAGCCAAGTATTAAAGCCATTTATGTCCCCAAGTACTCGGTTAACAAGCTGGGCCGTATATTCCTCTGCCGGGCGGGTAGAGAACACGGGAGCCTGGCGTATACCTGTCCGTGAAATTGGGTTGGGGCTCGGCCCAGTAGCTTGCTGCGGGGCAGCTTGCTGTGGAGCGGGAGCAGGATTCTTCATCCCATAATATCTGTGACTATTAATGGAGGCGAATATATCTGCCACCTCTTGGTTAGACAATGTCTGCGGAGTGAAGTTCTTTCCGGTCCATTTAGCGAAGATGTTACGCAGCCCAGCTGCAGTTTTGTCTATGAGCCTACGCAACGCCGGCTTCTTAATCTTACGCGGCAAGTAATCAAGGTAGCGGTCCACCAAAGCCTCGTAGCCACGTGGCCGAGTGAGCGCACCCATCAGTTCTGCGTAGGCCTCACTAACTGCAGTGTAGTCATCGATAAGTGTATTGGCAGCTTGTTGGCCTGCGGAAACCTGTGCCACCCGCTCCGCTTGTATGGCACGTGCTAGATTACCGATAACCTGATTAGTGGCGAGGCGTTGCCGTATCTCATTATAGAGCTGCCCGCTATCTGGGAGAGAATCCACAAAGCCGCGCTCTGCACGGTGGCTAAGCTCATGGTTGCCAACAATAGCAGCACGGTCTTCTCGTGAGAGAATCTGCTGCCCAGTCACGGTACTAATCTGGGGCGAAATATTATCGAAGTTCATAATAACCCGCCCATCTGGGAGAGTAACACCCTCACCCTGGAGCACAGAACCGTCGGGAAGAATACCGCTGGTATCTATGACCTGCGTGCCACGCCCAATAGTTTTGTTGAAGTGATTTATCAGCGCGTCATTCTCTGCTTGTGAGTACCTGGCGGCTTGGCGGCTTGGCGGCGTGGACCACATTGAAGTACCAGCAGAACGGTGTTGCTCCCATTGCTGCACCTGTGGGGCAAGAGAAGATGGGTCGTATTTAGTACGCATGCCCTGCAAAAGAGTTTCTGCATTTTGCCGGTATGGGTCAAGGGCGGGGTCTGGGTTGGCAAGGATTTCCTGTGCACCTTGAATTGTCTGGGCATCGTTAGCAGAGTTTAACGGGTTCTTCGGGTCATTGAGGAAATCAATCTCGGACTGCGAGAACAGGTCTGTAGGATTAGTGGGAGCAGGACTTGCCGGATTAGTGGGAGCAGGACTTGCCGGATTAGCGGGGGCAGGACTTGCCGGATTAGCGGGGGCAGGACTTGCCGGAGCGGGATTTCGAATTATCTCATCAAGCTGGTCTTGAGGTAGCCCCTGCTCCAATGCTTGCCGAATATTATTGAACTCCTGCAGATAACTATCACGGGCAGCTGCGCGGTCCATGGGGGTAGAAGCCAACGCCTTGTTAAGCGTAGCATGGGAGGCGCCACCCATACCGCCCATGATGCCGCCAAGTACCATAGCGTCGAAGACACGGCCAATGGCCTTTTGGAAAGTAAGGTTAGGGTCATTATTTACTTTGTAGCCCTGGTCCAAAGCCATCTGCGCAATTTCTGTAATGCCTTCTTGTGTGCCTTCCATAACTGCATTTGATGCGGCCTGCTTTATAATACCAGAACCGGCACCTGCTACCAGCTTACCAAGAACCAGTTTCTCAGGGAAATACTCGGCCGCCCCGTACAAAGCCGCGTAGCTAGCGGAGTACTCCGGTGAATAACCAGCTTCACGGGCAGAAGCATACGCGTCGCCAGCAACCGGGACGGCAACTATGGCAGCGCCTATAGCAGGGTTTTTAGTGAGTGCTGTAGCCCCAATGGCAAGAGCATAGTTAAGGCCATTCTGCCCAACTTTGTAGCCCCAATATTCTGGGTCACTGCGTGTCTTACCGGCAAGCCGCTTAGCACTTAGCTCATTCATTATCTTAGCGTGCTTGGTGGCATCCTCGCCCCAGCGGTCTGCCATATCATTACTTGAGTCAAAACGTTGCTTGAATTCTGGGCTATCTGGTGGGACAAGGTATTGGTCTTTTGCCTCAGCCACTAGGGTTTCGGGTTTCAGTACGTCAAACTTATGGGGGTGTGACTTTTCAAATTCCTTCAGCCCCGCAAGTATCGTAGCAGCTTTCTCGTCTTTAGGCACAGCCGCCTCACCACGACGAATAGCATTCACATAGCGATTCCAACGGAGGCCGAAGTACTTATTCCAATCGCCACGTGTTGCTTCATTCTCTTCAGCACCCATCTTAATACCCCAAAGCGAGGCAGCCTGGGTAGCACCGCTGGGGTCACCCCCACGTAATAAGTCTTTCTGCTTGGCTGCCTTTAGCTTGTCATAACCCTCTTCTTTACGAAGCAGTGTGCGCACATTATCTATGTTGTTATAACCTTCCTTGCCCACCCATTGGGGGATGTTACCCACCTCGTCAAGAAACCATTCTACAATACCATTGCCACCACGTGCCAGCTGATGGGTACCAGTATCGGCTACACCTTGGCCAACAGAAGTAGCAAAGTTCTTGCCCCACCGCAGCTTGCCAGCTACACCTGAATAATCGGTGGTGGCAGTAGAGGCCTCACTCTCTTTCTGTGGGAGCTGGTATCCAGCAAGCGGGTCATCTGCTTCCACTACTGGCTGGAAGGGGAGTGTACCTTGTTGCAGACTAACGGCGGGGTTTTCCAAGATGCCTGTGTACTTAGCCCCTGGGTCTTGCGGTATTTCTTTACCCTTGAAACCTTGAAAACCATTTTGGGTTATTTGATTCAGCTTTGCGATTTGTTCTTGCAAAGTTGTCATAGCGTCATTACTCATGCTTGTCTCACTTTTTGATAAATAATTTCATGCAGGTCACTGGGGACAGTACTCACAGGCTCATTCCTGAAAAGGTCATCAAGCCGAGCAGCCCAGTTAACACTGGTGGTTGCCAGCTTGTCTTTCTCTCCCTGCTCGCTGTCCTCACTACTTTCTGTCTCGGGCTCCTGTAGTGGGGCGGGAGAAGCAGCCACAGCCGTCATAAGGTGTTGCCAACTATTGTCTACTGCAGGTTGGCCTTCTGGTGTAACAGTCCTGGCATAACCTGGAGCGTCCGGAATATTAACATCTGCTCCCATGAGGAAACCATCTTTGGCGCCATTCTCCCGTGCTTCCGCCATACGGGTAGCGATGATATTATCGTACTTCCTCAAAAATTGAGCAGGTGTTAAACCACGGCCACCATTATTGTCCATATTGGCGCGGACGCTCTTAGATACTTGTCCTCGCCCGTTAGCCGCATCCCAAATTTCTTTGATACCGCCCGCACCCTGCTGGTGGGAGAGGTATACTGTGAGAGGGCTTACTGGTATGCCATTCTTCTTAAGGCTCTTGGCATTGTCCTGGGCGTACTTAACTGCGAAAGCCAAGCTGGCCTGTGGGTCACCACGCAAGTCAAAGCCGTCACCCAATAACCCGTAGGACCTGGCTGTTGAGTCAATAACCTGGAAGAGGCCACGTGCGCTGGACCCGGCTGCTTTGAGTACATTCCCGTTCTTGTCATGCAACCGGCCACCACTCTCAATAGCCAGCATAGTATCCAGGAAAGTATCACCTGTCATGTACCGACCGTCTGCCCGCTGCCATATCCGCAAGTTATTAACTGGGCGGGGAGCTGGAGCCTGTGCTGTACTTGTAAGGTCCTTTGACGGGTTACCCATTACCCCAGACAATGACTGGCGTGCCTCACCTGTAGTCCAGTCGTCACCGCCATACTTGGGCATACGGGAGAGGACTGTATATGTGTTGTCTACGGCTTCTTGGGGGAAAGAACCCTCTTCAAGAGATTTTCGGGTAGCTTTGTCACCACGCATATAAGCATCAATAGCAAGAGGGACAATGTTGTCGAACTCTTTCATCTTCTCTTGCATCCGTGTGGCCATTTGAATATGCTCGGCTTTGCGGTCCGGGTCACGAGCCACGTGGCCGGGCAGCAAAGGATTCTGTTCACGGTAGCCAGAGTACTGCTCATTCACTGCCTGCAATAAACCCGGCGGGAGTGCATATGACTCCTCTAGCCCCAGGGTAAGAGAGCGTGATTCTCCTGCTTTCATTTACCGGCCCCTTGTAGTGGATTCAATAACGCCGGCGCAGTCTCGTCTCCTGCCAGATTCTGTGAGCGAAGATATTGTTGAATAACATCTGGCGGAATAACCTGTCCCTTGTCATCCACCCATATCTTGTTGCCATTAGCATCCTCTTTCTGGGTATAGCCCAAATTACGGAGGGCAATAGTCTGGGCACCATACATAATTCTTTGCTGTCTTTGTTTGGCCGTATCCGAAAGCTTAAAGCCCAGCTCCGGCTTGAAGGCGTCTGGCACACCAGCAGTCATGGCTTGTGTATTACCAGACAACCGTGCTGCGCGCTCTTTCAGTGAAATTTCTGCATCCTTCTGCCACGGGGTCGCATCGACACCAAGCCGCCGGGCAATTGAGGTTTTAAGTTCTGCCGGGGAGAGCAGCTCTATATTGCCATTGCCAACATCTATCTGATACTCACCATACGGATTCTGGCCAAGGACCTGTATCCCCATTTGTTCTGCCATCTGGAGAGGCGTGTTCTCTATGAGGGGCACAGCCGGATTCATGGCTGCATCCTTACCTTGAAATGCTTTCTGGTACTCTGCTTGCTGTAGGGTGAGGGAGTTCACCAGGTTGCCCGCAATGCGTCTTTCTTCAGGCGTACGACGGGGGTCATAACTTGCCCCACGCATTAAGTTAATGAGGTCTGGTGTTGTCTGCCCGCCATTCTCAATGGCCCAGTGTATCAAGTCTGCAGTAGTACGTTGCTCCTCAAGCTGGCGGCCCAGTGTTTCCTGCATTCCATACTGGTTTTCTGCATTCTTCTGGCCAGTACGAATATTTGTCTCAGACGTTGTCTGCAATGCCGGGAGGTTATTACGCACCACGTCACCCTGCATTCCAGCATAGGCAGCTTGGCCCGCAGCCGCTCTTCGCTGGTCCGGAAAAATATCATTAGCAATCGTGTTGCCGTGCTGGGCATTCGTAGCAGTGAGGGTGTTGCCCGCAATGTTCGCACCCAGCTCTGCCTGTTTTGCCTGGTATTGTAGTGGCTGCAGTCCTTCACGGAAAGTCATATCCTGAATAGCTTGGCTCTGCTGATTCTGGCCCTGCGAGATACCTGTAAGCAACTTCTGCCGCTCAAGGTCATAGCTTAACGGGTCTAAGCCACGACGATAGGCCAGCTGCTGTTCATTCATATCTGTTGAGTTAGCCAGCTGGGCGAGCACATTCCTAAGCCTGGCCTCACGGGTAATAGCATCGTTCTCCAACTGCATCTGGGCACCATCCATTGTAATACGCCGGGCATCACGTTGTTGCAGCTGGTTAAGCCGGTCCCAGTATAACTTGTGGTCATGAATCTGGCCATTCATAAAATCATCATACAAACTCATTACTCTCTCCTGTCAAATGCTGATTGGGGTGCGTGCATTAAAACTGCCTGTGCTCGCCCCATTGAAGTTGTACTGGTAGCCACCTTGCGCCTGATTGTATATACTTCTGTTCTGGAGGCCATACGTACCTTGCTGCCCATTCTCACGGGCGTAGGCATCATTGGTAATACGTGAAGTTATCTGGCCAAGCGCAGCGGCGAAACCCCCGTAGGGATTTATATTCGCCATTGTCTGGGCAGTCTGATTGGCATTGGCATACAGCTGGGAGGCAGCAGATACCAACCCCCGACCAAGCTGCAGCACTGCAAGAACAAGCTGCTCCCACTGGGCATCTTTCTGGTCCTTGCGTGCTTCCTCGGCCCTGAAGCCACGGTTAGCTGCAGCCACCACGGCCTTGGCTTCCTCCACTGCCAGCATCCTCTCACGAGAACAAATCTCGCCCGTTAACTGGGGGTCAATACATTTACGCAGCTTCATACGGGCAGCAAGGAATTCTTTCCTTACGCCCACAACAGCACGGGACTCGGCAGCATTATACTGGGGCTCATACGGCTTCTTGTTCATTACATAATCCAAGAACCGCATCTCTGCCGGCTTGTACTTCTCATTCCACAAGTCATGGTACATAGAAGCCCAGCGTTTCTGTTCTCGCCACATTTCTTTTTGCAGCTTCAGCTTACTCCGCTCATGGGCGAACTGCATTGTTGCAATCGTAATGGCAGCAGCTGCCTCAATACCCGCCGCCGCAGCGGTACCAATATCACCGCTCATACTAGCTCCTTATACATATTTGTTGTGTAGCCCACGTAGCCACGCTGCTCAAGCATTGGAATATACTCGCCATAAGTACTTACCTTTACACGATAAGCGCCGCGCTGCTTTGACCATTCTTCAAATTGTAAAAATGCCTTGCCAATAGCCAACTTATTGGGCTGGGACCGTTTATCCGGTTTTATATATGCAACCACCTCCTGGCCAAGCAACTTACCTGAAAGAACCTCTGCCACCAGCATACCGATGAAGATGCCAACTATACTCCCGTCTTCTTCAATGACCTCACCATACCAACCATGGTCACCATTCAGTACATGAAGCAGCATGGCATAAATCTTATCGTCCAGCGGGGAGATATTCACTTGGGCAAAGATATTTTCTTTCTCCTGCCGGTAGAAGGCATACAGCTTATTGAGCTGTTCTTCTGTTTCAATCTTCATTGGTCTGGCTCCTCATAAATTGCCAAAGTCTTGTCGACAAACTCACTAATATCCACCCCGCCCTTAAAACCTGTGATTCTATGATAAAGCCCCGTCACTGGGCAGGTGAACATACTTACTATGTGCAGCCCATCTATCTTCCCGTTTTCCTGGCGGTGAGTAAATACCTTCAGCTTCCTGTTAACCCATGCTTGAAAGAAGATATATGGGTAGTGGATAATATCACCCGTCTGGGAGAGAATGAACTCTCCGAACTCCAATAGCTGCTTCTCAACCTGGTCCAGGTCATCGCCAGGCAATTCAATCTTAGTCATGAGATAAATCCCGTATGCTTGTTGCTAAAGCGTATTCACTAATTTCAGCTGTGCCCCGGAAGTCTACAAACCATTCTTGACCACGCCGCCCAGCAGGTAAGCGGCAAGGCTGCAAGCTAGTAGCATTCCGTGATATTTCGCCATGCTCCGTTGAATGGGCAACAGACACAATCCCGTCTGTGAAAATCTTGTAAGCTGAAAACTTAACCGGCCCCGGTGCATAGTGAACCTTGCTTCTCCAGTGGTACAGCATTTTCTTTGTGCCTGTATTCCACTCATATACACCGTCATCCAATGCCATATACAACCGGTCATTACTGGCAGAGTACATAGCTCTTGGGCGGAGAGAAAGAGTAGTCAAAGCCGTGTCATCCTGAGAAGCAAAGATTTCATCGGGCAGGTCAAAGCGGATACATGTCGTTGCAGTGGACCCATAATAAACCCCATCATGAACGCAGCCTACCATAGTATGCGGCTCAAGCTGCTGCCACTGCTGCGGCGTGTAGAAGTCACGGGTGAGTACCACTGCCTGCTGGCCGGCAATATACACAAGGCCCTGGGCCGCCGCGTAAACTACACCACCGCCATGCACGGCAGCCGAGCGGCGTGATACTATGGGCAGTGTCTGGGGGTGGGTGAACACATTATAAAGCACGCCATCTTCACAGTCGCCGTTCAGCTGAATAACTACGGGCCTGCCTGCTGTTAACACGTAAGCCGTGCCATGCACACACTTCAAGGCAAGCGGCCTGTCATAGAAGGATACTTTGGTTTTATCTGGCCAAGCATGCGGGGCACTGCGCTCACTCATCATAAAGCAGTTGCCTACTAAGCCGCATAGCCGTCCATCTTGCAGGCTGCAAATCTCAAATAAACCATCCGGTGGGGGAGAATATTGTTCTGTCTCACAGGCAAAGCCGGCAATCTTCACGTTATCCTTGAAGACGGGTTGGCCTACGGGTATCTCCCCCACTAGCAGAAACACAGCATCGTCATTATCAAGGGGCTCGGTACCATAGTCAAGTGGTGTCTGTGCACGGTAAATTCGGATAGCTACTGCATTGCTCAGCACCTCAAACTCGCCAATACTAACTTCTGAAATAATATTCACGCGTATCGGGGTGGATGGAAGCGAAGGCGCAGACTCCCAACCCATACGGTTAACTACCGTGTAGTAGTAGCTCCGCAGGTCCATACTAAAATCTTCTTTGGCCGCAGGTGCTTTCACAGTGGGGGCAGCCATCTTGCACGGGAAGCCTAGCGGCTCCCACTTTGGTGGGCAGAGCTCCGTAGTAAAAACAGGCTGCTTACCCAAACCAGAAGCAACTAATATTTCCCCACAGTCAATACCCGTCTCTGCGAAAGAAGTATCGCAGTCGCCGACTATAGGGCAGCAGCTGGCCATAAAAAGAGAATAGCCGGTCTGGTCATTGACCTTCACCGGCTCATTCCATGCTTGTATTGTACCTCTTTCAAAGTTTACGTTTTCCGCTATGCTTGCAAAACTTTCCTGTAAATTTCGGTCTGTTTGGCGAGGTGCTAGGCCGGAAAACCGGGTTAGCTTCAACCGCATTCGTCACACCCTTTAATTATTTTCTTCTCTGCTTCCCATATTCTAACTACCCGACAATGCTCATCCACCTCTACATTCACATTGTGGTGCACGCCCGGGGAAGCTACACATGGGCTGCCAATATTAAGCTCTGGCTTTGGGCGAGCTTTCCTGCCCCGACAATTACACCCCACTACACCTTCCTCCCAGCCACGAAGTTGTAGCATCCGAAAAGTTCTGTGCCCGGTCTATCTTGGCACGTGTAACACTCTTGTTAAACCCACGCATGAATAGTGTATACGTATCTCCACTTATGCGAACTGTATTATGGCTATCATCACGTGGCGGGATTAGCGAAGCGAGCGCCACAGCGTAATCTTCAATTGCTTTGAAGTACCGGTCATGTATTAGCCGGTCAACTTCAATACTATCCTCGCTTGGGCAGGCATCAACAGTGAAAATAATCTTGGCGCACTCATTGGGGGGAGGATGAATCTCTAAGCTGCTTGGCGGGTGGAACCAATATTTGCTCGGCCCAATATCCCATGAGCAGCTATGCCCCTGCGGCTCAAAGCACTCCCCATTTACCGATAACAGACGTACCCACTCTATTCTTTCATTGGGGCCGAGACACGGCCAGTAATCTGCCACATTCTTTTGAGTAAGCAAAGTAATATTGCGGGTAAGAATCTTAGACTGCCGGGCAAATTCAATACAACCACGACGAATATAATCAAGCAAAATGTTATCTGGTATATGAGGTGCCAGAAGGCGAACATTAGGCAACCACCTATCATAACAAATAAATTCAATCTCTTTCTCCCGCCGGTATTCTACAACACAATGCTCACGCGGCGGTTTACCGCAACATACTACGGGGCCCTGCCGCGTTGTCAAGTAAGGTCTAAGACTTGTTGTATCTTCCATTTGTTTCCCTCATTGAGTTATCTGTTTGCCGCTCAATACCGAGAATCTGAAATACCTTATCATAGCAGACTTGAGAAAGCTGTAATGATGTTGTGCTTTCAGTCTCCATTAAGTACGCCCGCCATAAAATATATTGTACCAGAGCCTCATGGTGCTTACAATCTGGGACCTGGTCGGTAAGTTCTACAACAGGGTCTGGGGGGACTGTACATGTTACCCTGAAATAAACGCATTCACATTTTTCAACAGGCGGCCATACATAAAATTCATTGTACACATTTTCACGCATGGACCATGTACGTGCCCCGATACCAGCAGGAGTTTTATCAAAGTCACGTGCCATTTTCACACTTGTCTGGCGAATAATATCAACGAAGATACCAGTGGGGGAGGAAATTGCATCTACTGAAAGAAGTCGGTCGCAACACTCATCAATTATCTGAACATCCCCACACTGTGCTTTTAGAACACGTGACTCTGCAAATAACTCGGGCTTCAAATCATAAATGAAACAAAGCCCGTCATTTATAAACTCAATCAGCAAATCATCGCTGTAACCAAGTCCCTCAATATCCGAGAGCTGGTAGCGTACCTCGGCTATGAGAGATTTTACTTTCACAGTTGCTCCACAGGTTGGCCTCTACGCCCGCGGCGGCCAGACGTTTCTTCCTGTGCTTCCGCCGTTTCTTCGGTTTCCGGTGAAGCCACTTCTGCCACTGCTTCTTCCGGCTCATCTTGTATATCCGCTTTCTCAAGGTCAATGCCAGCTGCCGGCACTGATGGGGAGCGCGGTGCCCCGCTTACAAAGCGTGCATACTTACCATCGCCCATCTTAACTACATTGTCCACATATGGGGTATGTGCAATAACAATGCCGTTTACGTTACTCTTAATTCCGCTCATTTAAGTTTCTCCAATGTAAAGAAGCCCGGCCACTTAGTAACCGGGCAATTTCTGTTAGCAGCAGCAAAGACTTGCCGGCGGGCGGACAGACTGCCGCATCTGCAGACGTGACTCAATATCGAAGTCCCACGTCGTACCAGCATTACCTGCATTCTGTGGAAGCGCCACTACCTCAAGGCCAATCTGCACAGCATTACCAACACGCATTAACTCGGCCCCTGGTTTAGCATAGCCGGCAATCCATACTTTCTTGGTGCCAATCTCTGTAAGTGCTGAAGCAGTAACGTTAACGGCCGTAGCCTTGAACTCTTTCTTGTCATCGTCGTACTCATAGGTAGTAAAGTCTAAGCCACCAAGGTCAAAGTCATTGCTTGCTACCAGCTTAAACTTGAGTCCCTCTTCTGGAGTGAGAACAGCAATACCAAGCCCCTCAATTACACCGAAGGTAAGTGTTGTATGAATACCAATAACATCACCCACAGCCAATTGGGGGTAGTCACAAAACCGGTGCTTGTTTACACGGATATAATCTTCCCACGTTGCTGGTTTAATATGCCCATCAGCCGGGCGTTGATTTACAGCAAGGCGGTTATCGCGGAGGCTGCCATCTTTATTGCGATGCTTGCCTTCCCAGCCACCTTTGAAAATCTGAAGAAGTTGAGCCATAGTTTTTCTCCTGTCTTACTGCTCAAAAGTAATGGCCGCAATCGCAATGTGCTCTGGGTAGGTTACATATGAGCCATGAACTTCTGTACCCACTAAGAACCAGTCACGCTTATCTTCCCACCATTTGAAATTGTAGAAATCTGAAACAAAGCCACTGGCATGCTTATCAGCCGCGATAACATAGAAAATACGACGGCCGCCATACATAACAGACAAAACTTGGCGGTTTGTCATAAAGCTGTCAAAGCCATAAATTGTCTTAGGCAATTGACCCTTAATGCGGATGTTATCATCGCCACAGCAAACATTCAAATCGCGGAAGATGGGGGCAGCACGGTTAGCCACCAAAGTGGGGAGGACCAATGCCACGTCACCATTGTAGCTCATTGCATTACGTGTAGTAAGCACGAACTGAAGATTGGAAAATACTTCCTCAAGCTTAGCAGCTCCGGCGATACGGTCCTTAGGAATAACAATCGGATTCGCTGCACTGCCAAGGTCTACGAGGCCGAGCGCGTTGTTACCTGTATTTTCGCGTGCCGCCATCATTAGCATAGTCGCCAAGTGGGACTGGTCCCAAATCATGTCAACAGTGTCGCTAATAGTACGGTCAACGGTATCGAAGTAGACGTTATCCAGATTTTCGCACTCAAGCTGTTTCAGCTGGTGGACACTCAATTTAATCTGGAAGTCCTTACTACCACAAATCTCAACCTCTTGGGCGCAGAGCGTAATAACATCGGTCTCAGGGTCTTCGTTACCCTGAACATCTTGGAAGAGAGTAGGGTCAATAGTATCACGCTTCAAGAATGTAACCTTACTGCCACAAAGCAGCTGGCCCTCAAAGTCTGCATCTGCCAATGCAATATTGGGGATAATAGATTCATCCAGTTTGCGGTCAAAAATCTCCGTAGAAATCTTGTCTGCAATAAGCTGGTTAGGAATAATACGGGTATGCCCCTGCCCGTAAAGTTGCTTATCCATTTTAGTTTTCCTGTTTCAAATACTGGTCAATAATAGCTTGGGCCCTGGCACGACGACTAGGGTGGCGCTTGTCACGGATAGCAGAAACATATTGCTCATAAGAAACCTTGGCACCTTGCGGCTTAGCGGGTTTGGGCTGTGAATTCTGTACAGGTGGGGAGGAATTATTTTCCTTGCCAAAGAACTCTTCTGCCAAAGCCATCAAGTCTTGCTGTGCTTCTGTATCTTTACCCTCAACAGACGCTTTCCATATTGCATAGTTACGACGTGAGCCTTTTACCCACTCATTAAACTCTGCGTTATTCGCCAATCCCAAAAAAGTCGTATCATACTTTTTAAGAGCCTCATCCATTGCACCAACGAACTCCTGCGAACGACGATTCTCGTCTTTCTCATATACAAGCCGTTGGGCTGTTTCAGCAGCAGCACGATTCTTTTCCTCTTGGCGTTGGGCCATTCGGATAAACGCCTGCTTCTCACTTTCGTCTAAATAATCCCAGTGCTCTGCCCCAATATCCTCACGAAGTTGTTTTACAAAATCTTCATGTTTTTCCTTCTCAGATTTTGGTGGTGCTTTCTTAAGCTCCTCCAGTTCTTTTCGAAGTGCTTCACGTTCTAGAACAAGTTCGTGATTCTCTTTTTCAAGGGCTGAAGTCTTTCCCTGTAAGCGGCGAAACTTTTCAGAAGACTCATCTTCCTGGCTGCCCTGTGGGGCCGGCACATCTTGCGCCCCATTAGCTTCACCGGCCCCCTGTGGGGGAGGATTATTTCCTGAAAGTTGGTCATTCAGGTTTTGCTGCCGTTCAGCACGGCGACGTGTCATTGCGTTGTTAGCCATTTACTTTCTCCATTACGCGGGCATTTTGCGTGGCGTATAGCGTTTCAAGATAGGCTAGCATCAAATCCACCTCCGCCGCCATGCCTTGTACCCGTGAGAGCTGTGCCTGGTCAACAACTTTAATCAACAACCGACGCAGCTCCTCACGGCGCTCATACAGTATTTTAATAACCGGGTCCTTAGACGTGAGTTTATCAAAACCCTGATAAGCTTCAGATTTCATTATATCACCATACTATGGGAATGTGAATAGTTACTTCTTTTTCCCACGGCAAGATGCACAGCCGCCACGCTGCTCTGGGCGTTGCGGCTTAGGATTATTTCCTGCAGCCCCATGGGGGCGAGCCGGCGAGGTTTTACCATGTTGCAGCATGGGACGGTTAGGTGCTTGAAATTTCATAAGTTTCTCCATTGCTTAGTAATGTTTAGGAATGCTGTTATGTGGCTTCACATTATAGTGCGTGTTGTAAATAAGCTCACTCGGTACTGTAGTAGGTGTTTCTTCTGGGAACAAATCACGTACACGGTACCAGAAAATCTCCGGCATGATAGACGAGTAATTAGCGACGCTATTTGTCGGCGTTGTGTTCAATATATTAATCGGGAATACTGAATGGTATACACCGGGGGGCGGCTCCTGTGCCGGGTTATCCATAAATACAGTGCTCATATAGACTGTGCCCGCGTACGCATACTGCAAGCCGGTTAATCCAACGCCGCTGGACTGGCGGAAAATATCAATCGCGTGAGTACCGTTCAAAGTACCTGGTCCTGCACCATCACGGTCACGGCTAGGGATTAATGCATGCAAGTATGGGTGCAATCTATGTAAGTGGGTAGCTTCATAGCCCTTAGTATCCCCGGCTTGGAAGAGAGAAATAATCTGGTAAGGATATACAAGCACATCATTCCCGTGAAGCTTAATCCAGTCACTACGGTCTACCGCCCTTAGGGTACCTATCTGTTCCCCATACTGATTATGCAAAGCAGGTAGTAACTCAACACGGAAGTTAGCTAGCAGCTCTGGAGATAATCTAAAACTCTCGTGAGGAATTGCTGCAGACCAAGAAAGCTGGGCAAGATTCGCTGCGAGGGTATTGTATTCTTCTACTGTAACAAAATTCTTTACGTCTTCTTCAGTAGCAGAGCCCACAGACTTGCGCTCAAACCATGGGTCGGGTAGCTTAAGATTAGTAACTTGGCCATTAGCTGTTACCTGCAAGTGACGATACAAGGTGGGAGACAACTCAATATTTGTCACTCCAGCCGTACCACCGCCAGCCTGCGGAATTTCAAGCCAGCCCTGTGTACCATCTGCCTTAACATAGCACAAAGCATCTTTCGTCAAACCCAGCTTGTTGCTACCATACGGTTTGCCCCAGTGCAAATCCATTATTGGCAGTAGCTTGTTACCTGTATTGGTGGTTGTACCATCTCCTGCAGGCGAATACCACAAAGCTGGTACTGGCAAATCTACCACTGCTGCCGGAGATGTATCATCCTTCGTCCAGCGCACAGTTTCCGGTGCAGTAACGTAATACCCATCAGCTTTTACCACGCGGGAAAGTTCATTGTTGATATTCATACGTGGCATAAATTCCGGGTTATTCCGCGCAACCTCCAACAGCTCACTCATGTCCACATCAACCCCATCACCACCCTTGCGGGTCAACTTGAGATTGGCGTAGAATATCTTGCGACCTTCACCGCCTTTTTCCCGTTGTACGGTCAACTTGCCAGCAGTCACATAGTCATCTGTGTCGGAGCCACTGCCACCGCCCGGCGGAGGCGGTACCGGGATTTTAATTACAAAGCTTTGCCCGTCATTGCGAGCAAGTGTAATTTTATAATTGCCCCCTTCAATTTCGTTAGTGACCTTATCGACAAAGGTATCTTTGTGCTCTTTCTCATCACAATCGCCTTCACAGCAAAGCAATACTTTTGCATTCTTACCGAGTGGTGTACCCTCACAGTCCAGTAGCTGGGCTTGGAGCGTACCCTCATTTACCATTTCTAAAATAATTCCCCGAATTACTGAATTCAAGAAATCATTATCTGCTCCACAAGTTACAATATTCATTAGTTATTTTCCTCCACGATACTTTGCCCGAAGGCATCCTGCAACTCAACACCTAAACTTTTAAGCGACTTCATATCAAGCTCAAGGACAACACCGCCCTCATCTGGGTGGGACAACTTCAACTTGGTGCCCTCAAGCCTACCATCAAGTTTTATAATATTCTTGAGGTTAAGCTCCTTGGCAACTCCGCCCTCCATATAGGTAAGCTTCTGCCCGTCAATTGCCATGTCGCTAATACCACCACTACTGGGCGGAAAAACAACCTCAATCTTTTTTGAAGTCTGGTTTAACCTAAAATGCTCCGTACTCAAATTGTCCGGAGTAACCACTTTCTTCATACCTGCTCCACTTAAATTGCAACTATACGTGCCGCATAGTTGCTCCACCCCGGAGCCGCTTTGTACGCCGCCACCGAGCCACTAGGCACCTTAATTGCAAAGCTGTTATTACCTTGCATGAAAGGGTCTCGCCCCATTGTGGGGGGAGATACTGCCTCACAAATAACTTCTTCCAATTTATTCCAACGGCCAAAACATGCATGGCCAATGTTCTTAATCGCTGGGCCAAGTCGCAGCTTGGTGGCTTTGGCCCAGCTAAAGAAAGCCGACTCACCCAGCTCTTCTACTCCATTGCCAATATCAAGTCCCGTAGCTGTCTCCCAATATTCAAAAGAACTATACCCACATTTTACCAGCTGGTTGGGCAATACAACATTTTGCTGCTTAAGAATTTCACGGTTACTAAACGCATGGCTGTCTACCTCTGTAATCTGGGGCTGCCACTGCCAGCCTGTATACGTCGCCCTTGAATCATAGTCAATATCTCCGTAGCCCACTACATTACTTCTGGACTTAACAATGAAGTCTCCAGAAACGTAAACAACAACAGACAAATATTGGTGGAAACCATACGGCTCGGCAGCTTCGATGTTTATATTATACCGCCCAGAGCCCGTGGGTGTACCCTCAAATTCTTTAGTCTGTGAATTCAAAGTAATCCCTTCCGGTAAACCTTCAATAGAAGTAATTTCTATATCATGAATAGACAAGGAACTCGGTAAAGTAAAGTGAAGTCCAATATTCTGCAGTGCTCGGCCACTAAGCCAGTTTGTTTCTGCTAATGTAAACTGGAATGGAATGGGGAGAGTTTCCGATTCAGCCTTATAGCACGGCACCATATACTTAGTACCGTTTATCTCTACCTCCATCCACAAAGCCGGGAAGGCAAGAAGTCCGCCCATAGTACCAATAAAGCTATTGGGCTGCGGAGCACTCTTCACCTTATTGGGGGAGGTAGTCGGCATAAACTGCAACCCAATTTTCCGGGCGGCCTGGTCAAGGGCAAACTGGGAACCAAGATTATCAACTGTGACTACCTTAGTCATTTAACCCGTCTCCCAAAAGTATCATACAATTCCAGCTCTTGGCCAGACTGCGGCTTAACACCAAGCTGCTTTATCATCTTCGCCAGCTTCTTCTTCTTGTACCACGATAACTTACGACAGCATTTCATCTTAGGCTCCATTATAATAAGTCACAAGCGAAACTCCATGACGGTTATTACCGACAAACACCGCACGATATAAGCCGGGGTCTGTTATCCATAAAGTATCTTTGCAACTTGTCATCGCAATAATATTGCCGCAATCATCTCTAAGTGGGGCGGATGCAATAATACCTTTCTCATGAACTGTCACTGTGCCCTTGCATGCTGTAAGCCCATACTCGAAGTCGTAAAGAATCCTTTCGAACATGATATAGTCGCATGAATCCACAGTATCTTTCTTCAAAGAACCATCAGGATTCTTCTCATACATAAGCGGCTTCAAGTTAAAGGCAGCCACAAAGATACTCTCATCTTTACGGACTACGAAGCCTGGCGACGTAGTATCGTGGCTGTCTGGTGTTAATAAATATGTATGTTTCATATTAAGGGTCCAATTGAATTATACCATCACGGCTTAGGCCATTTGTATCTATCTTCGCACCAGCTACACGCTTGCCGCCGTGAACCACATAAAGAATACCGCCATTCTGGTTTCTGATATTCTTCCAATAAAATAACTTCTGAGTATGCAATGAAACCCCAGGTGCCCGAGGTGTTACGTGCATAGAACCGTCAATTCCCTCCAAGGCAAACACAGAATTGGGTGGGCCAGTAACCTCAATATCCGCGATTAGTGGGGCATCAGCACCATTATTATCGGTGAATCGTACCTGAATATTCCAGCCCTTGAAGTTGTACCCAGTACCTGGCCACCCAAATCCTACACCCGGGTTACCGCCATTGTCATCGTCATTATCCGAGCTCCTGCTTTCCAAGGCTTTAAGCCGTGTATCAATCTGTGCAATCTGGGAGCGAATATCATCAATAGCCTGCCATATTGCATCAATCGCATCTTGGCCTACTCCGCCATTACGACCTTGAAGCCCGTTTATCTGGTCAAATATTGTAAGAACATCCGTAGCTATCTTGTCCACCCGAGCAGCCAAGTCATTAAATGCTGCACAGCTGGGAGCAGAGGTGTTGAGCTGGCCGCTACAATCTTTAACAGCAACGCCATCAATTAAACGTTGTAACTCATTACGTGTATCAGTGATACGGGTGGTCAATTCACTGCACGTAGCCACCGCGTCCCCAGTCTTCAGTGCATTGCCACTGCAGTCGTATGGGGTAACAATACGGCCAGACAGTGAGTTTATATCATTGGTGACAGAAATAATCTTGCTCTCAATAGACTCGATTAACGTAAACAGGCGGTCAATCCGCTCACGAAGATTCTTCAAGTCTAATGGGGAGCAGCAATCTTTTTCAGATTGTTCGCACTGGCAATCTTTTGGGCGGTCGCAACTCATGAGATATTTCTCACTGTGTCATTGACTAATACAAGAGAATCCTGAATAGATACCACCTGTACATTAGTACGGTTCTCGCCGACAAACTCAACCCTGTACTCACCGGCTGCATCTACCACCACCTCGGGCTTAGCAGCTTTGAGCATTACTATGTGGCTGCCCACATAATGGGGCTGCTCCAACACTGCACCACTCGGCAACAAATCCCCACAGTCACTCCGCCCCATATCACTGGGCGGCAACCACACACGATTCACCCGTACATAGTCGTCGCCCATTAGGCCGAAAGCCACCAAGCGGAGTGGTGTAGTGGTAAGACGAAATACAGTTGAAACTGTCTGTGCCTCATGGGGATATAACAAAATACCGGCACTGGATGGACGAGGACTATCTCCAGCTAAAACTTTACCTGCCATTATGACTTCTCCCATAGTTCAAGAGCTGCTTCGGCAAACGTCATTGCCCGCTTCTGCTTTTCTTCCTTGCCCTTGCGGGGGCGGAATGAAACCGGCTCATACCAATAAAACTGGCGGCGAAGTCCTACATAGCCACCATCCCGCATATTCATAATGCCACCAGCATCCATCTCGATGCGGGCATTATTCTTTTCAAGTGTCACTACTTTACCGTAGCCCATAGTAACGTGGTACACCCTATCACCAACAAATACCGGGTCGCCATCAATAAACATACTTCCTCCTGCTTACATTAAACCTTGTGGGGAGAGCCCGCCTGTATTCTGGTCCGCGCCTATAGTGGGCTGCGGTGTTGCGGGCTCAAGACTTTGCACTACGCTACTTTGCTCCGCTGCTGCTTCGAAGTTTGGAATTAATTCATCAACCGGGATGCCACCTTGCAACATAGTTTGCTGTAGCAAATAATTCATAATACGTTGTGCTTGGTCGGGTGGCAGCTGAGCCGCTTGGACAAGCTGCAACAAAACTGGCAGAACATCCGCCCGCTCGGCATCCGCAATTTCCCGTTGCATTAACCCAGCGGCGCCACGGGCAACAACTACGGTGTCCGCCTTAATTGTCTTGTCTTTGCTGTTCAACATATTCCATCGCCACAGGGCCTCCATGGCGGGTTGAATCATCGTCTGGTCTATATTAAGGAAAGCATCCTTGATAAGCGTATTGGCGGATGCAGCAAGCATTTTCATGCCGCGAAACGTAGCCTCTCCGCCGCTAAGCTGGTCATTACCAGACAACAACCCCGGAATACCACTCTCGTCATCTGCCATGCGGTAAAGCCAGTTAATCAAGTTAATCAGCTCGGCAGACTTAGACTCAAAGTGAACTTGGTAGAATGGCACCCGAGAATTACTGCCCATAGCATCCGGGTTGAAAGGTATCTTGGCCCGCTTGGAAAGTGTAATATTCTCTGGGCTGATAAACATATCCGCATCGTAGAAAATGGGGGGAGCTACCGTCAACTCCATATTCTCATGGAGGTCATCCAGATATTTATTCAGCCAACCCTCCAAGCTGCTAAGTGTCATACCCGCTCCGATACCCCAGAAATTGCGACTAGCCTTCTGGAAGTTAGCAGAGAAGTATGTTCTGGTCATGTGCGGATGCTTCAAAATGCGGCAACCTATTACAATGCCAGTAAGCACCCATGCTTCAATATCGTAAAACTCTTCCTCTTTAATTTTAGCCGGCTTGCCCTCAAACCAGTCAAGCAGCTCGGCACCCTGCACTGTGCCTTCATGGATTAACACGTCCACTAAGCTATCTTGGTCCCAAGGACTATTAAACTTATCAGAATTGCCATAGTTACCTATCCAGAAATAATCCTCCTCAGCTTTCTCCATTGCCTCATGGAGTCTAACCTCGTCAATCCAAGATACTTGGGCCGCAGCAAGCAAGTCTTGTTTCCGCATAGCACCCCGCTCAATGAAATAGCTTCCCGTCTGGGCATCCTCGCTATCCGGGGAAGGGTAGCAATTACTAATGGGCACATGCCGCCAAGTAATTATATCATCAGTGGAGGGAGCCATATTGTCGCCCGACCACTTAAGGCTTTTCACCCGTCGCTGCTCCATTCGCAAAACACCGGTGCCATAGAGGAATATATCAAACAAACAATCCAAGTATGAATCTCGCCAGCCACCTTCAAACATCTGGTCTTGCATCAAGCGAGTAACATGCTTGGCCGCTTTGCTGGCAATCTTCGTCGCCTCAATCTGCATTGTCTGTTTCTGCTCGGCAATAACACCGTCAAGCCACTTGGCCACCGAGCCCTCAATCTCGTAAGTCGCAGGATTTACAATGCGAGAATAGTCCGGCCATATATTCCCATCATCATCCATAACAACTATGCCACCTTCAATTAGCTTCTGCCCGAGTATATCCTCTACGGACTTCGTCACTTGCTCATTTTGTTCTTTACTCAAAACAGGGATGGGGGTGGGCTCAATAGTAAAAGGTGCATCTGCCGCATTTATCACCATATCCTTCACTTTGGCATGTAAAGCACCAACCTTTATGCGGGTGAGATTCATATTGTGGTTAGTGTCACTCTTGCGGTACTGGGCGAAGCAAGTATGGAGCCAACCATCAACAGTAATATTGTCGTATGGACAATACAACCGCCGCCCAGCCTCTGCCCTGAAGTACCGCTGCATAATAAAGTCTGCAAAGCTGTCTTGCTGTTGGGTATCAAGATTCAATTCTTCTTCATCTATTAGCATATCAATATGTCCCCGTCACTATGCCGCCACGCCGCTTGGCAGTTACCGGATAAGCAAATGTCAAAACAAAAGCATCCGCCAAGTTAGGCGAACGTCTCATATCTTTCTTTGATTCCAAAACTTCCTGCCCATTATTATTAATCACCCGGCGGGTTAAGCTAAGCTCGGACTTGAACTCAAGCTGGTCCGGAATGCTGCCCTCCTCCCGCAGCCACTCTCTGGCGAGGGAATACATTTCTACTCGCTTATTGGGGTAGAGCTGCTTATTACTGGCAGAAGCACCAAACGGGACAAGAGTAATATTGTGGCGGCCAATTCCCCACTGCAACAACAAATCATAAATCTCTTTCCCCGAGCCGCCTTGGTCAATAAACAAATGGTCACATTTATTATTGGCGAAGAAGTTACGAATTACGTCCGCCCGCTCCTGAACTGTCTCACGACGAAACTGAGCCAGCTTAGTCACACAGTTGCCTTGTCGGATAACCAGCCCAGTAGAGTCGCCATCTGCTGTTTGTGAGGGGTCAACCCCCAATATAACCGGCAAGTCGGCGTAGGGCTCCAAGTCGCGACGTGCCGCAGCCTCTACAATCTCAGGGGAAATAAATGACTCTTTCTCATCAGCACTGAAGGCATCCAGTGGGGTGGCAGGATACTCACGACGAAACTTCGTCTCACTCATAAGTACCAGCTTCTCCCGGCGGAATGCGATGTTTTCTTCATCCATTCCCGGATAAATCTTCAGCAGCTCTTTTTCTTCTGGGCGGAGAATAATATCTTTTGCATCTGCCCGGTTTCTCGTAGACTCATACCACGGAAAGAAGATGGGGAGCAGGTCATTATCCTTAACCGCTTTGTACCACAGCTCTTCGAAGTAGGTACCCGGCGCCCCAGTAGATTCCAAAATAACCTCCGTATTGGGGAAGTTACCAACAGTCTCAACCACCGCAGCCACTACGTCCTCGGCATTCGGCCAGTAAGCCACCTCGCTGCCGTGGAATAAATGCGACAAATCTCCGCGGCCCGCCTCGCTGCTTCGTGCCGTAGTGAGTGAGTAACTACCATGGCAATATGGGAAGGTAAGTGAATTCGCAGAGTCCTCACCTGCTTTGGGGCGAAGCTCGCCGGGCATCTTGGAGTGAAACATCTTCACCATCCGGAAAAGTGCTTTCGTAGACTTGTCCAAGTGGGTGGTGATTGTTGTCCGGATACCGTCGCCAAATATTGTCTTGTGGAAGAAGCGGGCACCGATATATGTGCTCATCCCCTCGCGGCGAGGCTTCAAGATTATTGCCCGGATTTTCCCGTAGTTGCTTAGCTGCTGCTCCAGCATGTTGTGGAGTTTCCACTGGGTGTCATTAAATGACAAAGGCCCGGTGCCACCCTGCTCCAGGGCAACAACCAGGCAATCATGTGCAAATGCCGGTAATTGGCGGGAGTAATACCTCGCCAGCTCAACTGCTTTATTATCCACTGCCCACCCTCTTGGCATGCAAAGCATCTATGCCGCTAAGCTGAACCTCGCTCTGCTGCACAGTCTTGAAAGCTTGCACAGCAACGTGGTTGCCAATCGTCTTCAGAATATCCAACTTATCGGGCAGCTTCACCTTGCGAAGAAACGCGGCCACCTCGGTCCGCGACTTCATCTCCACTGTCTCAATCCCTGAACATGCCTGCCGCCACTCCGGCGGCCACTCGCTCACTGGCAGAAGCATGCCATCATCGTCGTAAATATCCGCTATATCCATCTTGAGCCAAGCCACCAAGGTGCTCAGCACTTCGTCGCTTGTCATGGACTTCAAAGCTTTCGGCTTCCTCATAGCCAAGCTCCAAGCGCCAAGCCGCCGAGAAATGCAACAAGAATCCGCATCCCCTTACAGCACTCGCAAGTGGTGCCACTCTGTAGCCAAACACAAAACCTCGCAACTGCCTCGCTGTATTTATCTTGGCCGTCGTGGCAGATATAATCAAATGGGCGGCGAAAATATCGCACTATTCCAATATAGCTCATAAAACCATTCCCTTCAAAACCTGGACCAGCCCAATCTCCGAAGCAATGTAGAAAAGCGAAATGCCGACAACCGTAAAAGAAATTCGCTCAAGGTACCGAATCATTGTGCGCTGCGTCTGGGCCAGGTCCTTCACCTCGTCGCGAAGTGCCTCGATAGTTCTCCCCTGCTGTTGGACCAGCAGCTCCACTACACGAATCCGTGCCTCGTAGTCTGGCAGCAACGTCCGTGATTCATTCATCGCAATTCGCCTTCAAAATCTCAATGTATTCTCGGAGGCGAAGCTCCCGCTCCACCAAGCGGCTATATGCACTGTCACTAAGCCCGCCAAGCTCCGTCTCCATTACGAGCGGCAAGCTGGGCTGCGGAGCACATTGCAGCCTCTCATGGGGGGCAGTATAACAGGCACAGCCGCCAAGCCACAAAGCGGCCAAGCTACTTCTCAAAATATTTCCGGCTGCCATCTTTAATTTCCTTCTCGGCTTCTTCTCTCATAGCTTGGCCGCGACGAATGGCGGCGAGATACTTTTCCATTTGCTTCCGGCTTTGCTCCAGTCGCAAAGCGGCTTCGCGGCTTCGCCCCTCGGCAGCTTCGACTCTTCGCCTCATAGACTGCAACATCGTGAGGCAAATCACCAAAGCCCCGAAGAAGATGAAGCCGGCCCACATTTTAATTCTCGCGAACATACTTCACCAGCCTCCACGTGAGAAATCCCACTATGCCACCGAGCACCAAGAACCAAACCCATGGGGGGAAGACCTCACTCACTGCTTGGTGGACCTCGCCTACAGACCTCACGGTGTCTACGAGCCCAGCTCCCGCGGCACCAAGCCCGGCCAGCGGGGCGGCATACTCGTATACCGGAATACGGTTAGGCCCAACAGCCTTGCCTGAATAGCCCTGTGTCGTCGCCGGGTCCGCGGCCCCTTGGCTGCCTAGAGACTCAGCTGCCGGGTGACGACCTGCAGCCAACTGGGCTGCATTCTGCTCGACTTTGGCTATCCGCCGCAGCCATCCTTTGCCGAAGGTGCTCCAAGTATCCAGTTTCCTCACATATTTTCGCCGTGCCTCACAGAGGCAGTGGATTAAATCCTTCGCCTCACTGTGACTCACGGCAGCAAGTGTCTGTGAGCCCATGATGCCATCCCGCGAAACCCCCAAGCAGCCTTGCAGCTCGGCCACTGCGGTGCCTACCCCACTGTTGATTGTGAAATCCAAGAGGGCATAGTCCAGCCCACTGGGGAGAGAATCAAACCGAATGGGGCGAGCATAATCCTCACGGTAAATCTTTGCAGCATCCTCACGGGTAATTTCTGTGAGTGGCCGTGAGTCGCCGTGGAGCTTAGCCCATGCCTTCCATGTTTGGCTGGTAATTCCGAAATTGGTTTTACCCCCACGGTCCTTGGGATGATTGGACCAGCCGCCCTCACTATCGAAGACAAGGGCCAAAGCTATTTCAAAGTTTTCTCTCACTGGGCACCTCACTATCTCCGTCACCGTGACAGTGAGGAGCAGATAAATAAAAAACCCCATAGCAGCTAAGCCACGGGGTACCAAAATCCACTGGCAACTAAGCCAGCCTCAATCCACTCCGGAGAGTGGCAACCAAACCGCCCAGCCACTGGGCCAAACGAGGGTTAAACCCCAAGAAGCACCGTA